CGTCGGCCTGCAGAACTGGTACGTTGGCGTCAATCAGGATGTGAAGACGCAGCGGATCGCGTATATGACCGGCATCGGCAGGAAGGATCACGACGTCGACCTGAAGGAGTTCGTCAGGTTTGGTGTGGCAGAGATGAGGAGGCGTGGTGCGACGCGAACCGTACTCACTGCTCGCGTTGGGGTGGCAACGCTGCGCCCGCTCTTTGAAAGCATCGGCGCTCGTGCCGTCGACGTGATGATGGAGGTGTAGGTGTCCAGCGCTCTCGGTGCTGTCGGCTCGATTTTCGGTGCTGCTTCTAGCGCGAAGGCCGCCAAGAAACAGGCCGAGGCGCAGCGGCAGGCGATGGAGTTGCAGACGCGGGTCGCGCGCGAGCTTCACCAGCACTGGAAGGACAACTACCTCTCCTGCGATGTCACCGCCATTCAGGAGGCGTGCGCAGAGCCGTATGTCACGCCCGACTACGCGCTCGTCATCAATCGCACGACGGGTGAGGCGACGCGGAACTTCAACCGTGCGCGGTCGCAGTCGGTTGACGACGCCAACTTCTTCTGCATCGCCGATGTCTGCCAAAGCTGTAACTACCTCTCCAGCATCGAAGCGCTGACCTCTGCTGATGTCACCAATTTCGGCTACCGCTGGGAGGAGCAGTTCGCGTTCCAGCGCAACCAGATCGTGTTGGAGAACAGGATGACGCACCTCGCTCTGGGGCGGAACCTGCTCGATCAGCAGCAGGCGGCAACGCGTCTCGCCGCGGAGATCGCGAACAGGGTGGGCGAGATGGCGGGCAAGTCCGCCCAGAATTGGGCAACGCTGGGGTCGTACCTCCTCTCCGATCGCGGGCAGAAGCAGGTGAATGACACCATCGGCCTGTTCAAGCGCGGGTTCGGGATCACCGAGCGCGAGCAGTCTGATGCCGCCTCGTATCCGACCTTTGAGCAGGCATACGAGACGAAGATGAACATCGTCCCGGAAACCGGCGCATCGAAGCCTTCGCTCGATTCGACGCAGACGGCTGAGACGCCAGCAACGGTAGATTGGCAGGAACAGCAGGAGCTATAGACCATGGCCGACATCGGGGATTGGGCGAGCGCAGCCGGCGGGATCCCGCTCGGGATCATCCAAGGCTACAACCTCGGGCAGAAGCTCCAGCGCGACGAGGAGAAGGCGCTTGCCGACATCGAGCAGGCGCGGCTGCGCAACGAACTGATGAAGTTCACCAGTGCCGAGTACATGGGGCCTGAGCAGACCGCGACGCGCTCGCTCGCGCAGCAGTTGCAGCAGATTCAGTCGCAGCTTGGTATCGCCACTGGGGGCGCCGGCCTGGAGGCGACGCAAGCCCGCCGCCAAGACCTCGTCTCAGGTCTTGGCGCGCAGATCGGCGCAGCAGCCGCTGGCGCTCGCACGCAGGAGCAGCGCGCACTTCTTGATGAGGAGTTGTTCCCGCAGCTTGCCGGCATCCAGCGCGCTGTCACGCAGCAGGACGTGGAACTGCTCCCACAAACGCTTGGTCTTCGCGCGGAGCAGCAGCAGGTGCAGCGCGGGCAAGCGCAATCGGCGCTGCGGCAACTCGACGAACTCACGGTGCAGAGTGGGGCCGTCAACACCATCCGTGACGCTGTCGCCGCGAATCCGAATGCGTCGCCATACGATCAGCTTTACCAAGCCTTCCAAGCCGCCCCGGCTCAGCAGAAGGCGATCATCGCCGCGCGCATGAACATCGCCGATACGCAGGATCTTGGCAGGATCGGCACTGTCGCTGAGGCTGATGCGTGGCTCCAGCGTCCGGGTCGCCAAGTGAAGTCGCGGGCGTGGCGCGAGGGCAACCAACTTGTGGTGGCTCCGATCGTCGTCGACCCGCAGACGGGGCAGCCTGCCATCGACACATCAAAGGCGCAGCGGTTCGCGTCGTGGGAGGAGTTCAAGCGCCAGTACGGTGCTGCGCTTCCACGCGGAACGCCTCAGGGCACACAGAGGCCAGCGGCGACGACACCTCAGGACGTGCTGCGGCTGCTTGGTGGTCAGCCTCGGCCGGCAGTCGGCGCTGCTACTCCAGCCGCTGCCCCAGCCGCTGCCCCAGCCACCGGGGTGATGCCGCTACCCGCTCTCGGTGCTCGTGCTGCGCCGGCGCCAACGAACGTGGGTCCGCCCGCGCCACAGCCATTGGTGCAGGCCGCGCCAGCGGTGGCTGCGCCGTCTGCAACGGTTGCACCAGCCCGGCCATCAGCGATGGACATCAAGGTGATGCTTGCCGACGCCGCTCGTGGCGGAACAAGGGGACAGGAGTTCCTGAATCAACTGATCTCGTCTACTGGTGGCGACATCTCTGGGTTGGGGCTGAACGTGAAGGAAAGGATGGAGATTCAGGGGCTTCTCGACGCGGCGATGGCTAGAGCACAGCGCAGGTAGGCGGGAATGGCAAACTACAGTCGCGACGATCTCATCGCTCTCGCTCGCCGTGAGGCGCAGCGCGCGGGGCTGCCACAGGAGATCGTGCCCACGTTCCTCGGTCTCGTGCAGCAGGAGAGCGGGTGGAATCCGCGCGCTGTTTCGAGCGCGGGTGCGCAAGGTCTGGGGCAGTTGATGCCGGACACCGCCCGCGGTCTCGGCGTCACCGACGTCTTCGACCCAGTTCAGAACCTGAGTGGTGCCGCGCGCTATTTGAAGCAGCAACTGGATCGATTCGGCGACATCGGGCTCGCGCTGGCTGCCTACAATTGGGGCCCGGGTCGCGTGCGCAAGCTAGTCGACGATCCGAGATCAGTGCGCATCCCGAAGGAGACGATGGATTACGTGCCGAAGGTGCTCGGCCACGCATCCAGGTTCGGGTCGCAAATCGCGCCATCTACGGCAACGCTCGCCTTCTTCCCCAAGAGCGGCGACGTCATCAAGCAGACAGTGGACGCCGGTGTCACGCTTCGCACTGGCGCTGGTGGTGCTGCCGATGTCGACGCTCGGCTTCGCATGGGCAAGGCGCCGTCTGGGAAGGATCTCGGCGCTCCGCCTGCTGCGCCACCGATCGCTGGCGAAGTCCCCATCGGCGAGCAAGTGCCCGGTGTCGGGTTCCCCATGGCTGGCGAGCTTCCGACGATGGCGCAGGTGACGTCGAACAAGGCCGTGCAGAACGTGCGCTCGCTCGATGAATACCTGAAACAGCAATTTGGCCCAGTCGCGGCCGTTGCCGACCCCTTTCCGAAGGGTTATGACCAGAAGCTGATGCGCCTGATCGAGCAAGCCTGATGGCAGAAGAACTTACGCTGGCGTCGATGATCGGCCTCCAGCCGCAGGAGGAGAGCGATGGTATTGCGCTGGGTACGACATCCGTGGGACCACAAGCGCCGGCCGCCGCGCCCCAACCCGCCGCCGCGCCGCCCGAGACCGGGCTGGGTGAGATGATCCTCGGCGGCATCCCCGTCACGTCGCCGCGTGCGGCAAGCGCCGACAACATCCCGCTGGTGAGCGGCCCCGCTGCGCCGACGCCGCTCCAGTACGGCGGGCAGACGTGGGAGCAGGTAAAGGCGAGCCCGGAGTATCAGCAGGGATCAAGCGAGCGCCGCCGCGCGCTGGAGCAGAAGTGGCTCGAACAGGCGGAGAAGGTTGGCGCCGCTATCTTCACGAAGAAGGCCGATCGTCAGGCGTTCGCGCAGGGGCTGGCAGATCTCGTGCCGATCTCGAAGGCGCCGAAGGCGACGATCGGCGACCGCATCAGCGATCTCTGGACGGACATCACCATCGGCGGCGAGCAGTTGGTGGGCAGCTTGGGCTCGCTGTTCCGGCCCGGCGCCACGCTGAAGGACGACGACACCACGTTCCTCGCCGACTTCTTCAACCCGGCGCGTCGCGAGGAGGCGGCCAAGGAGCGTCGCGAGGGGCTGTCGGCGGCACGCAAGGATGCGGAGAAGATTCTCGAAGAACGGGCGGCCGCCGCTGAGGGCGAGATGGGCAAGTTCGCGGCGACGCTGGGCGCGTTCCGCGACATGCCCAGCCTCGTCGTGGGCCGCGCCGTGCAGCAGGTGCCGAACCTGCTCGGCACCCTCATCCCTGGCGCTGTCGTGGGCCGCGCCGCGCAGGTGGCTGGCGTGGGCACGCGCGCGGCTGCGGCCGCACGTGCGGCTGGCCCCATCACGCCCGCCGCGGCTGAGCTTGCTGCAGCCGGCGCTGTCGGGCGCGCGGCGACCGCTGGGGCCGGCGCGGCCGGCGGCGCGATCGGCGCCGGACAGGCGCGAGGGCAGGTCGCTGAGGCGCTGCAGGGCATGAAGGAGGAGCAGTGGCGCACCGACCCTGAGTACGTGCGCCTCGCCGGAGAGGTCGGGGCGGACGAAGCCAAGCGCCAGATCATCGAGGAGCGGTCGAGACTCGCCGGCGTCATCGGTTTCGGGCTGGGCACACTGGCCGGCGTAACCGGCCTGGAGCCGGCGGCGCTGCTGGGCAAGGCCGCAGCCTCGGGGCTGCGGGCGCGCGCCGCGCGCGTGGCCTCGGAACTGCTTGGCGAGGAGGTGGAGGAGATCACGCCGACGGTCCTCGCCAACGTCGAGAAGCGGGTGTACGCGCCCGAGACCGCGCTGACGGCCGGGGTGGGCAGGACGGCAGCGGAGACCCTGGCCGCCGCTGGCGGCCCTGCAGCCGCCGCTGGCGTGCTCCCGGTCGGCGCGCCCACTGCCGAGCCGGGTCAGCCCATCGCCCAGCCAGCGGCCCCACAGCCGCCTCCGCCGGCGCCTCCGACCGGGCCCGAGACCTTCATGCAGTCGGTCGAGCGTCAGAAGGCGTTCGCCCAGAGCCAGATCGAGGCGGTGCAGGCCAACCCCCTGCTGACGCCGACGGCCAAGGCATCGGCGATTGCTGCGCTGCAGCAACGGCTGGCCGACTGGGACACGGCCGCCGCGGAGTTCCAGAACGTGCCGGCGGTGCGTGGGCTCCGCGAGGAATCGGAGCGGCTTGCCCGGCGCCAGCAGGAGATCGAGGGCGACACGCTCGACCCCGCGACGAAGGGCGCGTTGCTGAAGCCGCTCACCGAAAGGCAGGCGCGCATCGGCGAGTTGCTGGCGCTGAACGAGATGTCGGAACTCGACCTCGAACAGTACGTCGCAGATCGCGAGCAGGCGCTGCTCGACTTCGACGCCCAGCGCGGGACGGGCGCGCGCGCCGATCCGCAGATGGCGGCGCGCATCAACGAGGAGTTGGCGCAGGCCAACAAGATCCTCGACGAGCGCGCGATGGTGCAGACGCCGGCGGAGCGCGCGTTTGCTGCGCGCGAGCGCACCACCTTCCCGAAGGATCCGTCCGGTAACTATGTCTACCCCAGCGACACCGATCTCGCCCAGCTTCCCGTGCGTGACGCGTTCGCCGTCGTCTCCGACATCGCTCAGTCGCGGATCTACGACGCCCGCACGAATCGCATCTACGAGCGCGCGGAGCGGGCGAAGTTCATTCGCGACGCCAGAGCCTTCGAGGAGGCGACGTCGAGAGCGCGCACCATTCTCGACGCTCCCGCCGAGCAGGTGGAGGCGCTTGCTCAGGATCTCACGCAGGGACTGGTGAACCTGATTCGGCAGCGGATGCCGATCGGGCCCGGCCGCATCAACGAGCTTGCCGCTGTCATCGCTAGGCAGGCGGAGGCGACTGGCGAGCGCATCAATTGGGGCACCGCTGTCAGTCGGGCGAACACGCTCCTCAACGGCTTCATCAGGACGAACACGCCGCCATCGCAGCCCCCGCCCGGGACAGGGCCGCCGCCTCCGGTCGGGACGCCGACGAGCAAGCCCACCGCGCCGAAGGGCGTGCCGAAGTCGTTCGACACCGGCGGGTGGTCGCTCAATGACGGATGGATCTCTGGCAGCCAAGGCCGCAACGCCAAGAACGAGGCGGAAGCGCAGAAGATCGTCGACACCCTGAATCATGTCACCGCGGTCCCCGGCGGCTATCCGAAGCTCATCGTGCAGGCGATGGGCCTGCGCTTCCTCGTCTGCACCGCGCGAGGTGGCGGCTGGTATATGGGCAGCGGCGACCCGAATGGCGTTGGCCAGACCGCCATTCAGATCGAATCCGATCGTGACACGAACCTGCACGTCACCGCTCACGAGATCAGCCACGCTCTCGACGATATTCTCCGCACCGGGACGGGGCAGTACCTCTCGCGGATCAACCCCGGCTTCGAGCGCGGCGGCGTGCTGAGAAAAGAGATCGAGGCATGGGACAAGCGGTACGTGAGGGACAACAGCCTCAGCGTCGGCCATCAACTCGACTTCTGGTACCCGCTGCGTTGTGGGATGTACGACCGCTCCGAGAGCAAGATGCGTTCGGAGTTGTTCGCGCAGGTACTGGGCTACTACCACAGCAACCGACAGGATCTTGAAAAATACTGTCCGCAGTCCTATGCTTTCGCCAAGGAGATCTTCGATGGCCTCAGACAACTCGAAAGCACTGGACAGCTTGACGCTAACGGAATTGCTGGAGTCGTACAGCAAGCGTTTTCCGGGCTGGGCGGTGCCACCGGTGCAAAACCCGTCAGCCCTCCCGCCGCGGGACCAGCAGCCCCTTCGCCAGCAGTTAGTCCTGGCGCTGGGGTCGGGCCTGCCGGTGGTGGAGTGGGAGCAGGACTACGGGTCGGGGGCGAACCCCAACCAGGAGTTCTAACGGAGGCTGAGAATGCCATCGACCAAGCCCTTCAGCGGGACACAGCCTTCCTCAGCGGCGACGCCGCTCGGGCAAGACAGGAGCAAGCGCTCACTGACGCCATCGACGAGACGCGCGCAGAGATCGCTGCTCGCGCTGCCCCAACTCCAGCAACTCAGCCCGGAGCAGCGCCTGCAGGTGCTGCAGCGGGCGCTCGACCGGCTCAGGCAGCCCAGCCCGGACCAGCCCAACCAGCAGCCGGGCCCGCAGGCGCTCGTGCTCAACCCGCAGCAGCCCCCGCAGCCCGGGCAGAGCCGGCAGCCGCTCCAGCAGTGGCGCAGCCCCGCGGGATCGCGGCGCGGTATGGCGTAAAGACGTCGAGCGCGAGCAAGGTCAGGGCAGCGCTCGCGCAGATCTTCGGCATCAACCCGGCGAACGTCGCCAGGGCGCTCCCCAACATCGAGATCGTCCCGCTCTCGGCGATCGAGTTCGTCCCGGATCAGGCTAACCCGACCCAACTCCGCGGGGCGGTAACGCTTGGCGATGGCTCGCGGTTGACTGGTCTGGAGGACACGACCGGCGCGTTCTATCACCCGAAGACGAATCGCATCGTCATCATCGCCGACAACATCCTCGATGGCAGTGAGCGCGCCGTCATCTACCACGAGCTATTCCACAAGCGCGGAGGCCAGCTTCTCGGGCGCGAGCAGATCCAGCGCCTGCGCGATCAGGTGATGCAGTGGGGGAACGCGCCAGAGGGTAGCCCGGAGCGCGCTATCTTCGACGCAGCCATGCCGAGGGTTCGCGCCGCGCTGCGCGGCAAAACCGGGGAGGCGCTGCTGAACACGCGCGATGAGGAGGTGCTGCCCTACTTCATCGAGGAGGCGGTCAAGGCCGGCTACAACTACGATCCGAAGAAGGCGCTGTCGCGCAACGTCGTCCAGCGCTGGCTGAACGATGTCGGCAACGCCATCCGCTCCGCGCTCACACGCGCTTTCGGTCGCCAGCCCAAGGCGTTCGACGCCAACGATCTGCTCGCGGCAGCCTACGGTGCGGCTCAGCTTGAACTCCCGGGCGTTGGCGCCCGTCGCGCTGCTCGCGTTCTCGAAGCCGAAGCGGCATTCGCGCCTCGCCGTGAGGAGATCACACGTCGCGGCGTCGAGTACGTGCCTGAGCGAGCTACAGCCGCAGAGCGCACGACGAGGATGCGGCCGACACAGTTCCGCGGCGTGAGCCCGGATCGCGTCAACCCGATCTATGGTTCCAGCGCAGAGATCGCCGCCGCGAATCGCGAGGCGCCTCCGCCGGGGCCCGGTCCAGACGCCAGCTTCTCTATCTACGAGCACTTCAAGCCGACGAAGGCGGCGCCGGTAAAGACGCGCGCAGACGTGCGCAAATGGGCGCAGACGCAGGAATTGCCGACCGCTGAGTGGATGCCGCAGGCGCGCGACCGCTTCATCGAGAACTGGGTCGATCACCAGCGCCCGTTCTACAACTGGTTGCGCGACAACGTGCTGTCGATGAAGTCGTGGCAGGAGTTGAAGCTCATCCCTGGCAAGCTGCGGGCGTTGAATGATCGCTATACGCGCGAGATCATCGACCCGATCGCCGAGGCCACCAACACCTTCGCGAAGAAGTACAAGATCACGCCGGCGCAGGCTGCTGAGGTGGTCGGCCAATGGGCGACGATGCGCCACATCCCGGAGGCGAATGCGCAGCTTCGGGCGAAGATCATGGCCGACATCCGCGCCGGTGACAGCACCGGCGCTCGGCGCCTCAAGCAGTTCGACGAGACGCAGCGTGGCCAGCACCCGGACGATGGCGATCAAGAGCGCGCGCCAATGGCTGGCGGCTACACCGACACCGAGGCGAACGAGATCCGCACCGAGATCGAGCGCAGGCACGGCGTCGACGACCTCACCCGTATCGGCGACATGATCGTCGACGGCTTCGCCAAGATGAAGGAGGAATCGCTGAAGTCGGGGCAGCTTTCTCAAGAGGCTGTTTCCAGGTTCCCGAAGTTCAAGCACTACGTCGCGCTCACCGGAACGCCATGGGATGACAGCGCGAGCGACGCCTTCGGCAGCTACGTCAGCCCGAACGTGCTGAAGGAGCGCGGCGGCATGACCACGCATGTCGCAGATCCTGCTCTGGTCGCGCTCGTCGACCGCATCGGTCGCGTCGGCGCTTACGCTGCATCAGCCGACTTCAAGGCCGAGATCAACAACCTCTGGGAACAGAACGGTGGCGACAACAACAAGATCGGCATCGAGAAACTATCGTCGAACACGGCGCAGTCGCCTTTCGACTCCGACGTGATCTGGCAGGATCCCAAGGGCAAGCGCTGGATCTTCCGCTTCACCGGTCCCGCTCAAGGCGTTGGTCAGGCTATCCTGTCGAAGAACAGGGAATACGCCGACAACCTCGTCCTGCGCAATCTCGATCGCGCGACGCGACTGTTCTCAAGAGCGGTGACGCAGTGGACGATGAGCTTCGCGCCGATCAACATGCTCCGCGACATTCAGGAGAAGTCGGTCCTGATCCGCAGCCGCGATGTGCGCACACCGGACGGCAGTGCCATCGACCCGAACGCCGTATTCAAGCGCACGTGGGCGAACGCGCTCAAGCCCGAACTGTGGAAGGCGGCTTACGACATCGGCTTCGGCGCGAAGGCGAACGAGAGCACCGCCAGCGGCAGGCTCGCAAACGAACTCGTGGCGAACGGCGGTCTCTCCACGTGGGGGCAGACGCTCAGGCGCGGTCGCGATGAGATCGCGAAGGAGATCAAGCGCAAGGGAGGTCTGGGTAAGCGCATCGCTCAGGTCGACGACTTCGTCCAGAACTACAACACCATGTTCGAGGTGGTCTCGTCTCTGGCTGCGCACGCCGCCATGCGCGAACTCGGGGTCGACCCGAAGACGGCAGCGTTCCAGACGCTCGATCTGATGAACTTCCAGAATCAGGGCGCGAAGACGGCGTGGATCAGGACGATGTACTCGTTCTTCAATCCGGCCATGCAGAGCGGCCGCAACCTGTTCGGGCAACTCGCGACCAAGAGAGGGCAACGCGATGCGATGGCGATGGCGTTCGTCAGCGCTGGCCTCTACGCGCTGGCGAAGATGCTGGCTCCAGACGACGAGGAGCTTGGCGACAAGCTCGACCAGCGCGGTAGCTTCGAGGTCGAGCGCAACCTCCCCATCACGATCGGCGACTCCTCGCTGAAGCTCCCCGTCGGATTCGGGCTGCCGCAATTCGTCTGGGCTAACGTGGTCAACGCCGCTAGATTCGCAAGCGGCCGCTACGACGCTGGCTCTGCGGTGGCGCAGACCGCGACATCGTTCCTGAAAACATTCTCTCCGATCCCGCCGTCGGAGATCGAGTTCACAAAGCAGCCGAACAACTTCCTGTTGAAGTCGGCGACGCCAACTGTGTTCAGGCCGGTGGTGGATCTCGCAACCGACACCAACGCGTGGGGGCAGAAGCTCACCGCGTTCTACCCGGACAAGACCAAGTTCAGGTCGGAGCAGGGCGCGCTGGCGACGCCAGTGCTCTATAAGAATCTGGCAAGGGAGATGCGCGAGACAACTGGCATCGACGCCTATCCAGAGCAGTGGCGCGTCTTCACCGAGGGCACGCCTCTTGGGTGGGGGCCGCTCGGCTACATGCTGAAGTCGGTGGCTCAGTCCAACGCCGACATGGAGGGCAGGAAGAAGGACGCCATCGACGAGATTCCGGGGTCTACGATCTTCCGCGTGCTGGGCGCGTCGAGGTTCTTCGGCGGGACTAGCCGTTATCTCGACGCTCGCTACCACGAGCAGTATGAGCGCGCTCTCGTCGACAGGCGCGAGTTCGCCGCTCAGGACGCCGCGGGTAAGGGTGCGGCGTGGCTCCGCGCAAACCCGGAGCGGGCGCGCCGGATCGAAGCGTTGAGAGCGCAGGAGACGGAGATGCGCGCTCTCACCAAGGACTACAATGCCATCATCCGCTCCATGCAGGGCGGCACGATCAACTTGGACAGCGGCCAGCGCCAGCTTCAGTCGATCGCGGATCGCAGGGAGAAGCAGATGCGCGGGTTCCTGCGGTTGGCTCGGCAGTGGGATGAGGACGAGCTTGGTGAGCCGGAGGAAGTCGAATGACGATCATCGCCATCAACCGCAACATCTGCCGCACCTGCGTCAACCTGAAGGAGTTCGCCTGCGGATGCGACCTCACCAACATCAGGGCTGGCGACGTCTCGATCGTGATGCGGCGCGCCGGCGCCGGCGAGCTAGTCTGCGAGAACTATTTCGCCGACATGGGATGCGGCCAGTTCATCGGGCCGAAGAAGCGCTACGTCAGAGTGAGCGGGCCCGGGATCAAGTACCTCGGGTTCGACATGGACGCGCAGGGCCGCGTCTGCTTCCTCTGGGATGCGAAGCTCCTCGAAGCTGCTCCGGGTCGCTGGAACGGGGAGTTGTTCGTCTGCGACAAGCGCGTGACCACGCTGCGGTTTCAACTCGGATCACCTTTCGTTGTCGGCGACACGGCATGCGTCGAGACTGATGCCTGCCCACAGCCGTCTGCCTGCCCACCCGCCTGCACGTAGGAGTCGGTCATGTTCGCATACCTCGGTCTCCAAAACTTCATCGCCCAACTTCAGGCGCCGCTTGCCGCGGATGACGTCAGCCCGTCCATTCGCTTCGATAAGGTGGCGAAGCTGTGCGCGACGCTATCCAACGGCGCCCACACCTATCTCACGCTGGAGTGCCCGGGCGGATTCGAGATCGTGCGCGCCCGCTGCGAGTTCGGCGTGATCGTATTCGATCGCGGTCAGGACGGCACGAGCGCTCAGCCATTCCCAATCGGGTCGTGCCTGCGCTTCGCGTGGGTGGGCGCAGCCATCGCCGATATGGTGGAGCAGACGATGGCGTGCCCGCGGCCGTGCACGCCCGCTACGATCGTGTCCGGCGCGACCCTCCCGGACGGCGTGGCCGGTACCATCTACAGCCACCGCATCGTCATCGGCGGCACGCCGCCGTTTGCGCTCGGCGACATGGTCATCCCGCAGTGGATGATCGTCACGCTCGACGCAGGCGAGATCCGCCTCAACGGCACACCCGACGCGCCCGGCGCATTCCCGGTGCAGATCCCGCTCCAATCCTGCGGCGAGTTGCGGGCGTTCGTCGTGGGCTGTGTCAACGTCGCCCCTGCTGACGTGCCGGTCCCGACATGATGTACCTGTCGCCGGAGGGCGCTGCCCTCATCCAGCACTTCGAGGACTGCAAGACCAAGGCTTACCCAGATCCTGGGAGCGAGCTTGGCCTCGAATGCAGGCGCCGACGCATCGCCATCGACGAATACGATGCCATCGTGGGCTGGGATGCAATGGACGGCGATCCGTGGACGATCGGCTGGGGGCACACCGGCTCAGACGTCTACCCCGGGCTCTCCTGCACCAAGGACGAGGCCGACAGGTGGTTCGATGCCGACGTCTTCAGGTTCGTACACGACGTCAACAGCCTGCTCGGGGCCACGCGCGTCACGCAGAACGAGTTCGATGCACTCGTCAGCTTCGCCTACAACTGCGGCTCTGACATTGACAGCGACGACATTGCCGAGGGTCTTGGCGATTCGACGCTTCTGCGGCTGCTGAAGAATGGCGACATCGGCGGCGCCGCGAACGAGTTCCCGAAGTGGAACAAATCGAACGGACGCGTCACGCCCGGGCTGGTCAGGCGCAGAGCGGCCGAGAGGGCGATGTTTCTCGGTCAGGACTGGAGGGCCGCTGCGGGGATCCACTGATGGCGTTTACTCAGTCAAAGATCGAGGCCGCTCAAGACGCGGCGAGCAAGGCTGCGAATGCGCCACCGCCTCAGACGGCGTTGGTGTCCACTGCAGACGACTACTTCGGCTTCGCTGTTAGCGCGAACGAGGTCATGCTGGTGCTGCTCGCGATCTTCGTCATCTTCCTCGCCTATCACGGCTGGAAGGCGCAGCGCGCTCGCGCCGAGTTCAATCTCATCGATCTAATCCTCGGCGACGATGGAAAGATCAGCCCGGAGCGCTTCATCGTCATGGTCGCATTTAGCCTGCACTCGTGGACGATCCTGAAATGGATCATCACCGGCATCGTCTCGACCGCTGACTTCGTCAGCTACGGCGCGATCTGGGTGACGCCGTTGATCGTCTCGATCGTGAAGAAGCCAGCCGCGGAGAAGGCCAAGTGATCTGGGTCAAGCTCGCGCTCGTTGGCGGCGTGATCGCCGCCTTCCTCTACATCGTTCACGCCTACAACAGCGCGATCACAGACGCTGAGTCCGCCGAGCAGAAGCTGGAAGCCGTGACGAAGGAGAAGGACGCCGAGATCAAGAAGATCGGCGGCGAGCGCGATGGCTGGATCGACGTCGCCGCGGAGCGCGCGGCAGCAGCGCAACGCTATGAGCAGACTATTGTCGAGCGCGAGAAAGAGCGCGCCCGCCTTCAACGGGAGAGAGACGATGCCCGCACCTCGCTTGCCGAGCTTCTTCGCCGGCCCGACGTCAAACCGTGGGCTGACACTGAGCTTCCTCCTGCTGTTGCTGAGCGCTTGCGCGGCGCAGCCGGTGGTGGAGTCGCGTCCGCCGCCGCCACCACAGAAAAAGGAGCGGCCGCCGGCAAACCTGATGGTGGTGACGCCGGCGCCGGTGTTCGGCGGTAGGACGAACGCTGATCTTCTCAGCTACATCGACGACTGGCGCTCAGCGCTGGGGCAGTGCAACGCCAACCTCGACAGCATCAGGACGTGGGCGGATTCGCTGAAGTAGCTCGATCCCAGAGCCGCATCGCGGCGAGATGCCCGATCTTCATCCGCTCGGTATCGTTGAGCTTGCGCCCAGTCTTCAGGTTCTGCGCTGCCCTCAGGACCGTCACGTAGCCGCCCTCGTGGCAGGAGAGGACGCCGGCATAGTCGAGCAGCGACTGCGCCTTGATCTCGGCCAGCGCCTTGTCGATGATCTGTGCGGGCGTGCAGATGAAGAACCGACGGATCCCGCGGTCGCGCTGATGCGTGAGGTTGTGCTTGCGCACCTTCGTAGGGTTGCGCCACTCCCGCCTGAGGTCGGCGAGCGTGCACTTGATCTCGATCTCGACGACGTGCCCGACGCCGGTGACGGCGATGAAATCCATCTCACCTCTGCTCCAGAAGCCGAGGCCGCCGTTCACGTTGGGCAGGCACAGGTGGCGCCGGTAGTCGATCCAGTGCGCGAGCGCGCGCTGAATTTCTGCCTCAGTCAAATCCTGCTCCTTCTGAGCAGTTGGTAGGCTTCATCAACCAGCGCGGCCACGGACTGCGGTGATTCGCTCACTCCCCACTCCTCGCCAGACATCATCGTGATCGACGTCATCCCTTGTTCCAGAACGATCGACTGAATAAGAAGCGGGTTTAGGTAGCACGGGCGATTCGTGCCGAAAACTTCAAGCTCGATCATCATGGTATCGGGCCTATCAGCCATTGCGGGTACTCGCGCAGCCTACGCATGTTCTCCTCCGTCTGAGTCTGGAGCCTGCGACTCCTCTCCATCTCCCGGCGCCTCTCCAGCGCTCGTTTCGACTTCTTCGCTTTCCGCAGCGACGTCTTTGAAGTATGGGCAGAGCTTTTCATGGCCGATGGCGCGCCCGCACAGCGGGCAGTCGAAGTTAGGTTGTGGTGTCATCTGGGAAGCCGTAGCGCTGACGAAGCTCTCTGACGAAGCTCGCGAACAGCGGCACGAGTTGAGCAGTTACCTGCTCCATACCGCGGGTTGTCCCGGTGAGCAGAGAAGTGCACGCCCACCTGTCTATCGTGCCGAGCAGACTGAGATTGGTGCCGTCGTCAGCGAAGTAGATGAACTCGATCTGAAGCGTGCCCAACTCCGACTTCTGCCGCACCGGAGGCCCGTCTTTGCTCACGCGTACAATCGCTTTTCCGCTCACGGGCACACCCAGCCCCGCGGCGACGATGGCTCGCCCGCCCTGATGTAGCAGGAGGTGCAGAGGAAGTGGCCGTTCTCCTTGTTGTAGGTGCCTTCCTCGGCGCGCACGTAGGCGTCGACGTCCATGCCGTCCTGCTCGGCAGGCTTCAGGTACTCGTCGAGTTGGTGCGGTCGCTTCAGGCAGCCCCAGCAGATCGGCAGGCCGCTGTTCGGCGTGCCGAACGGTACCTTGCGCATCTTGTGCTCCTCCGCGTTCAGCGCTTCTTCTGGGCCGTATATGAACGCCCACCTTGACTGGTACTCCTCCAGAACCTTGGAGCGAGCCTCGGCGTAGCTCGCGACGTCAGGGATCTCGGCGTAGCAGTTCTGTAGGGGCTGCCCGAATCCGAAGGTCACGTAGAACTTATCCGCCATAGCCGTCTCCGAGAACGATTCCGAAGGTCTCGATGGCGTGCACCTCCACCCTCGTCATAAAGTTGTTCAACTCCGCCACATTCATCTTCGACGTCGCCGGATAGATCTGCACTTTGCGCGTGCCGAGGTCGACCACCGTCGGCTGAAGGAACAGCTTCTTGTAGCCTTCCTTCACGTTTTCGATGTTGTCACCGATCTCGTCGGCGACGAGCGAGAACAGTAGGTGCAGGCGCGAGTTCTGCGCGAGCGTCCTGCGCTTGATGTGGCGCCTGATCGTGATGTCCCACTCGCGGCGCGCGTCGAGCTTCAGGATGACGCCGGCGATCTTCGACCGCGTGACGGCATCCTTGATGACGAACGTCCGCGGTGTGCCGACGTCGCTCACTGCGTTGTAGACGGTGCGGGCGCGTTCGGCGGCACGGTCAGCGTCTCCGCCACGTCAACGATCTGGTCGGCGGGAACGCCGAGACGAGCGCCAACCTCCTCCGGCGTCTCGGTGACGCGCACCTTCACATTGCCGATCTTGGCGAACGGGCGCGAGGTGTAGATGTTGGTTCCGGCCGGCTGCCCGTCGTTGGTGAACGCCGGCGCGTAGCTGAAGATGTAGCCGGCGTGGATGCCGATCGGCACGTCACGATCCGGCGCAGCCGCCGAGAACGGGACGAGGGTGAAGATCTTGCAGGCATCGGCCATCGGCATCCGGCAAGGGAGGATCGCGCCCTGCCTGTCGCCGATCGCGTACTGGTGCAGCGCCACGATCAACTCCGTCGGCCCCATCTCGCCCGATAGAACTTTGTCGGGCGACACCGGCCAGTTGAGCGGCGCGACGAGATGAAGCAGCACGGCGCTCCCGTCCGGGATCGCGGCCCAGACCGACTGCTGCTGCAGCATCATGTAGAAGCGCGGATCTCCCATCAGCGGTACTTTGACCAACATCGCCATCTCCTGTGTTGACAAGATCGTGGCTGGACGATAGCCTTCGTACACACGTCTGTCAAGGAGGGCAGAATGGCTGATTATCAAGCCACAAAACCAGATCTGGTTCAGATGCCGTGCCCGGCGTGCAATGGAACAGGAATCGTCCCCGAGCAGGTGTGCTGTCGCAAGGCGTATTACGAATGCTTGGGCCCCGGATGTACCGGAGCCGAGGTTGAGCAGCAGACGTGCCCAACGTGCGAGGGCACTGGCGCGGTCGAAATCGTCGATGAGCCATAGGAGAAAAACGTGCGAGTCAACGTCTACGCAGAGGAAATCACCAACCGCATCGAGATCGTGTCGAAGCAGATCGGCGACACCGTCTTCACCGGCGTCCGCTTCTACCTCGAACTGCCGGTCACGCGTGGCCAGATGCAGGTGTCGGGCCCGTTCATGCACCACAGCGGCGACGACGACAGCAGCGCCGTCACGTTCTGGGGCAAGCGCGACCTCCGGGAGACGCTGAAGCTCGCCCTGGCCGCGCTCGACGACTACTACTTGCAAAACCCCGGCGTTCTCGCGTAGACTGTCTGGGTCGGCTGGGCAACCGACGGTGCGTGCGTGGCGAGAACCCCTTGATGGGGGCGATGGTAGCTCCGCCACGCGGCTACCGTGGTCTGCCCGACCCGCCTCCCTCAAGGGGTTTTCCTTTGGGCGGCGGCCGACTCGGGTGGCGAGCTATGGGCTAGATACCTTCCGCCCCACCGACACCGCGGTCATGGAAGACGAGCGGGCCGCAACGTGGATGCGAAAGGCCAGAGCGTGCTCAGGCGGGGCCCCGTCCCCGGACAGTCTGGCCGAGCCGGGTAACGTGGTGAGCCCCGGCGCCCCCTGCGACCGACCGACCGACGGCGCATTCCCGAGGGCAGCGCATGATCCTGTGGATAACTCCATAGGGGATGCTCTGCCCCAACTTCGGCTCCCTCCCTCCCTCCGGCGCTGGTGATGTCCTCGCCGCTGACAGAAGAAACGCGACGGCAGATCGTTCGCAAGTGGTATGGCGGCGAGAAGAAGGCCGACATCGCGGCCCGCTTCCACATCAGCGTCGCGTCGATCAAGGCCATCATCGAGGCTCACGAGGCGAGAGTGTCGCTATCGTTCTCTAACGGTTACGCGCCATGGCTGCGGGCCCGCAATGGGGGTGGGGGATGAAACACCGCTGCGCCTACCCCGGGTGTGGGCAGACGGTGATGCCGCGCTCGCCGCTGTGTCCGCTGCACTGGGCGGCGATCGACGCTAGCGACCGCCGCGCACTCGTGGACGCCTTCATCCACAACGGCGGCCGCGTCCGCGGCAACAGGTACCGGCGGCTGCTGGCTGCGGCTATCGCCCGGATCATGCCCAAGTGCTGAAGCTGCCCGGGAATGCGCGCTTCCACGTCCGCGACGTCGACATCTGGCTGCTCGATCGCTTCCTCCTCGACTGCTTCCCCGGGCTGCAGTCGCTGGGGCAGGCGCTGCTCAACGTGCGCCTGTTCAGGGTCGAGCCCGGTGCCCCCACCCCTGGCGGCTTCCTTGTGCGGTGCGTCACCGGATTCGGCTGGGACACCATGCTCGACATCGCCGAAGGCCCGCGGCCGACGCTCGTGGTGGCGATCGTGCCCCAGGATCCGCGCGTGGGCGCCGTGGCTGCGTTCGCCGGCTGGTGGAAGGTGGGCGAGGGCGGGTTGCCCGCGCGCTTCCTCAGGCCGCCCGAGGAGTTCAGGATGACGTTCCGGCACCTGATCCCGAGCTACAGCCGGCGCCACCTCTACAACTGCTGGAGGAGAAGGAATGGCTGACGTCGACATCATCGGCAGACTGGAGGGCGTGCGCCAGCACGGCGAGGGCAGGTGGACCGCGCGCTGTCCCGCCCACCCCGACAAGAGCCCGAGCCTGAGCGTGGCCTTCACCGGCGACGGCATGTGGCTGCTGCACTGCTTCGCCGGGTGCGATCCGCTGGCTATCGTCGGTGCCTTGGGGCTCAAGCTCGACGACCTGTTCCCGGATGCCCGCCACGACAAACGCGACTCCCGCCCCGTCTCAAGGCAGCGCCACCTCACGCCCAGTCAAAGGCTCGCCCTGATCGAGCACGAGGCCCGCGTCGTCTACATCGCCGCCTGCGACATCCGCCGCGGCACCCCGCTGAGCGGGGTAGACCAGCGCAGGCTGGAGGAGGCCATCTGCAAGATCGAGGCCGTGACCGGGTATCAGCGCTGAGGCTGGCGTGGATAGGGACGACTTCAAGAAGTACGAGGCCGAGATCGCGGCGCTCGCGCACCACCTAGAGGCCGACATCAGCGCGGCGATACAGGTGGGGATGCCGATGCCGCTCATCGTCGATGTGCTCCTCGCCGCGCTCGCGTCGGCAGCGTCGAGGCTCGACGATGAGGCCATCGACAGGTGGTTGGACCGAGCCCCCATCGAGTTGGGGCTGCTCATGCGCGTCAACCGCGAGGTCGAGGCGAGGCGCAAGGCCGCTGATGCGATCGAGGCCGCCAAGAGACCGCTGTGAGCGACGACGTCGAGCTAAGCCTGCGCCAGATCCTGCTCGCGATCGACGCGCTGGCGCGCCGCGTGGAGGCGCTGGAACGCCGCCTTGAGGCGACGGAGGGCGGCGCGCAGGGGAACTTCGCCCAGCACCTGATGGCCGCCATCAGCAGCCGGCGGTTCAACCCCGAGCGCAGGATCGATCCAGGGCTTTCTGCGAAGCGGTCGGCTGCGGCTAAGCGTATGTGGGAATTGCAAAAATCAAAGTTATCCACAGAGAAACACACAGGCCAGCCCGACCATCCACGCAGACGCAATGCAAGCAAGGTGCGTGCAAACGCATCCACAGAAGAAACAATAACTTCAGAGCAAAATGCAAGCAACTTGCATGCACGTGCATGCAAGCCAGAGCAAAGTGCGGATGTTGGTGGCTCACCTGCTGAGCCAGTGGCGAGCCCGCCATCGGCGGCTGCGGCGAAGGTGTGGCTGGCCTACGCCGCCGCCTACAAGCTCCGGTACGGGGTGTTCCCGGTGCGCAACGCCAAGACCAACGCCTGCATCAAACACTTCGTCGGGCGCGTACCCATGGCGGAGGCGCCGGCGGTTGCCGAGTTCTACCTCGGCGACGCCGAGCCGCTGTACGTGAAGGCGGCGCACCCGCTCGAACTGCTGCTCAGGGACGCGGAGAAGCTGCGCATGGCCTGGGCGACGGGCAGGCGCGTCAACGGCCACGACGGCCCAGCCAAGCCGTGGTGGGAGGTCTGGAGCGGGATCGAGGCCATGGGCAAGGAGCTTGGGCTGGAACAGGGCGACAACCCGCAGATCTTCAGGGCGCAGGTACTGCGCGCGGCCGCCGCGGCGGGGCGACTGCCCGAGGCGGCCCAGCACAAGCTGGGGCTTGCATGAGCGAGCGCTACAACCTGAGCGTGCTGCTGTGCAAGAGGCACGGTGTTTACGCCGTTGCGCTCGACGACACCAAGTACGGGCTCTCGATTCGGCTGACGCCGCAGAAGTGCTGTGGAAGCTGGGACGTCATTGCCGTCTGGGAGTTTTCCTCAGATCGGCTTCAGGAGATCGCCGGCATCATCGCCGACCAAGTCGAATGAACTACCGCTGCCAGCGCCTGCTCGACATGGCCGTGCACGCCCCGTTCTGCATGGGCTGCAAAGCCCCGAACCTGGGCAACGTCGTCGCCGCGCATTCCAATCAGCTTCGCGATGGCAAGGGGAAATCGATCAAGGCCCACGACTACCGCATCGCCTACCTCTGCACGGCCTGCCACTTCGCCATCGATCAGGGGTCGTCGCTTTCCAAGGCGGAGCGGCGCGAGCTATGGGAGGCGGCGCACCGCCTCAGCATCGGCTGGCTGTTCGAGACGGGCCGGGTGAAGCCTAGCGCCGGGTGACGAGGCGACGATCGCTGAGGAAGCGCTCGATGGCCAGAAACCGATTAGCTGGCGGCTGCTTGATCTGGCCGCCGGCGAAAGCCCGGAGCCAGCGCTCGGCGACGCCGTTCATTCCGGTGACGTCGATCCAGCATTCGGGGTGGTCCCTGAGCGCGAGCCTGATCTCCTCCACGCGCGCGTTCGCCTGCACGGCAATCTGCTTGTTCGTGACCATAGCGGGCGATGGTTCCATGATCGTGCGCCGCAGTCAAACTTGACAAGATCCTGTCGCGGGGTCTAGGATTCGCGAAACAACGGAGGTGAGATGAGCATCCTTACCATTTTCAAGGCAGAACACAGCGGCGACACCCCGCTGCTGATCGAGGCGCCGGAGATTTCGTTTGATGAGGAATCGGCGAGGCGGCAGCGTCTGATGCAGGACAAGCTGGAGTGGGCGAAGGTGTTGCTAGGCTCCCGCTATGTGCTGCATCCGTCGCGCAGGATCACGCGCGAGAACGCGCCGGTGCCGTTCATGCTGGAGAAGTCGAAGTGAGCGCGCCACTCGTCTACAAGGCCATCATCGACGTGATGCGTGAACTCGGCGTCGAGGGTATTGGCAAGGATCGGCGCAACAAGGAGCAAGGTTTCAACTTCCGCGGTGTCGAGGACATGATGAACGCGCTGACGCCGCTGCTGGTGAAGCACAACCTCCTCATCCTTCCCCACTTCGACACGCACGCCCACGTCGACAGGCTCTCCAAGAACGGCGGACACCTTTCCGATGTCTACTGTAGCGGCTGCTTCGACTTCGTCTCGGCTGTCGACGGTAGCTCGCATCGGGTGAAGACATTCGGCCAGGGTATGGACAGCGCCGACAAAGCCACGAACAAGGCGATGTCGGGCGCGTTCAAGTACGCGTGCTTCTTCGCGTTCTGCGTGCCCACTGAAGGTGTGATCGACGAAGGCGACTTCGACAGCCCGGATGTGAAGCCGGAGAAGCCGGAAAAGCCGGCGAAGCGCGATGCGCGTGGCCCCGAGGATCACGATCGCCGGCGCGAGCCCGCTGCAGACGATGGCCCTCCGCCTGAAGGGCGGTCCGTCAAGGGCAAGGCGAAGGCAACGCCGAAGCTGACGCCGCTCCCGGATGGCGAGGAGGAGCAGGGTCTGAACTGGCGCGTCGAGAACTGCTGGCCGCTACTGCTCTCCGATGTGGTGAGCGCGGAGGATACCGACACGCTGAAGCTCGCCTTCGGCACCGCCTACAAGTGGGCGAAGGCGCTCCCCAACGAGAACATCGGTCGCAACCTGCTCGCGAACGTCACGGAGAAGTACGAGCAGAAGAAGAAGGAGATGGGAATTGGCTGACAAGCTCATGGATGTGGCCGCGGAGTACCGCGAGGCATTCGATCGTCTCAACGACATGGATCTCCCGGAGGCGGTGATCCGCGACACCCTCGAAGGGATGGCGGGCGCGATGGAGGTGAAGACGACGTCGCTCGTCGGATTCGCCGAGCGCCTTGACGCATTCGCCGCCGTCATCAAGAAGCGAGCGGCGGAGATGTCGAAGCGACAGAAGGCGCTGGAGGCGAGGGCGGAGCGGATCCGCGCCTTCGTCTTCAACGCCATGAAGCTGGCGCAGATGAAGGTGATCGAGACGCCGGAGTTCAAGTTGCGGGTGAAGGCCGGCGTGAGCAAGGTCGTCATCGACGCCGAGTCGCAGATCCCGCCAGAGTACAAGCGCTTCCCGGATCCGCCCGCGCCTGAGATCGACAAGGCGAAGATCAAGGAGGTGCTGGAGGCTGGCGCGAAGGCCGAGGAGAAGTTCAAGGCTGGCGCCGCCATCACCGCGGAGGAAACGGCTGCGATCGAGGCGGCGAAAGCCATCACGTTCGCTCATCTCGAACAGGTCGAGTTCTTGGACGTGAGGTAGTCATGGCGACGATCAACAAAGTGTTCGTTCTCGGCAACGTCGGTAGAGACCCGGAGACGAGGTACATGGCGAACGGCGACGCCATCACCAACTTCAGCGTGGCCACCACGCGCCAGTGGAAGAACAAGGAGGGCGAGCGCGAGGAGGAGACGGAGTGGCACCGCATCACCTGCTTCGGTCGCGCCGCCGAGATCGCCGGCGAGTACCTGAAGAAAGGCAGTCAGTGCCACGTCGAGGGGCGCCTGAAGACGCGCAAGTGGGTGGACAAGGACGGCAACGACCGCTACACCACCGAGATCATCTGCGAGCAGTTGACGCTGCTGTCGAAGAAGCAGGACGACGACGATCGGCGGCCGGCGAAGCGCGACCGCGACGACGACGATCGGCGGCCGGCTACCAAGCCCGCCACCAAGGGCAAGGGGCCGAAGGAGTTTCAGGACATGGAGGATGATATTCCATTCCTTTATAATACAAGTTCCGTTTTTTATGCTATGCTCACCGCTCCATCAACATCAGCGGAGCGGGCACGGCATGGCAGAGAAAGTGTGCGCGAGGTGCGGAGAACAAAAGCCGATCTCGGGGTTCTACCGGCACCCGAGAACCGCTGATGGCAGATTGGCTAACTGCAAGGCTTGCCACAGAGAGCTAGTCAAGGCGAACCGAGATGCAAACATCGAGCGCTATCGAGAGTATGACCGTAAGCGCGCAGATCTCCCGCACCGTGTAGAGGCCAGGATTGAATACGCCGCCACTGACCGTGGGCGCGAGCGAACAACCGAGGCGAAGCGCGCGTGGATCGCGCGAAACAAAGACCGCCGCGCCGCGCACGTCATCCTCAACAACGCCATCAAGTCCGGGCGCGTCAAGCGCCATCCGTGCGAGGTCTGCGGCGCCACACGCTCCCACGCTCACCATGACGACTACGCGCAGCCGCTGGAGGTGAGGTGGTTGTGCGCCACCCACCATTCGTTGTTGCATAAAACAGAGAGGAGAAGCTGATGCCACAGATCAACGACGAAACGCTCAACCACGTCTTCAGCTACCACCAGCCGAAGGGGGATCAGACGACCCGCTACTTCGAGGTGCGCAACGCCGCTCGCGCGTTCGCAGCGGAGATTCTTCGCCGTTGCCCGGAGTCGCCGGAGCGCACGCTGGCTCTGCGCGACGTCCAGCGCGCGGTGATGATGGCGAACGCGGCCATTGCCCTCAACGAGTAGGAGAAGACTATGAGCGAGTTCAGGCGCGGAGATCGGGTGCGTCGCATCAATTTGGCGCTCAGGGGAGTCGGCATCGGCGCTGTCGGGACCGTGGTGAGCGTCGAGCCGCCGCCATACGGGATCAGGGTGCTCTACGACGACGCGCGCTCCTTGCAGCCGGACGGAGCCTACAAGCAGTTGTCGAAGAACATCGAGCACTGCGATTCGATGCGTCGAGACGACGTTGCCGATGCAGCGGTCGCCAAACCTCCGCTTGGTCCCAACATCGGCATGTTCCTCCGCGACGGCATGAGCACGGCTGCGGCGAAGCTCGCACACGCCAGCCTCGCCGGGGACCACCTCACGCCCAAGCCAGTGGAGAGGAAAGTGAGGGCGTGCCTCCCCGCTGAGACGCGCGGGACGCTGCACAAGGCGCCGCGGCAGTGGGGCGCGCTCAACATCGCCATCGGCATCCCCAGCAGCCATCACGTGATGTGGGGCGTTGCCGATCTTCTTGGGTGGGGCGGCAAGTGATCCTTGCCATCTCGAAGCTGAAGAACCCGGTGGACTGGCACCGCTGGTTCGCGTGGTATCCGGTGCGCGTCACCGCCGACTACGTGGTCTGGCTGGAGTTCGTCGAGCGCGCGCGCATGCGCTGGCACTCGGAATGGATCTATCGCTTCACGGATGCGCAGCTTGGGAGGGTGAGGGCACCGTTCTGACCACTTGACAGGATCCTGCAAATGGTGTCAGGATCCTGATTGTGGGTATCGCCGGTCATGCGCCAAGCCGGCTAGATCTCTGGGCGCGTTTTATAGGAGAAGAAACAATGAAGCTGAAGCTCTTTGCCGCGCTTGTCGCGGTTATCTTCGCCGGCGCAGCCGCAGCCGGTGGCAGCACCAGCGTTAGCGCTTCGGGCGCAGCGGCCGGCGCGGTCTCGTCGAGCAGCACCGTTGCCGCGGCCAGCGTCAGTGGCCCGGGAACCGCTGTCGCCGGCGCGGTCGACATCAGCGGCGCCTCCGCGGTTGCCGCGCAGTCGCATCACGGTAGCTTCGCCGCGACCAACGCGCACAGCTTTGGCGCGAGCGGCGCCTACGCGACGGGGCCGGGGAAAGCGCATGCGTTCGCCGCCGAAGACAGCTTCGCCGCTGGCGGCGCGAAGGCGTGGCGCTTCGATTACCGCACGGGCGGCTACGGTCACGGCTACAACCGCGACTAAACCGGCGTCTCAACGAACCTGAGGAGCACTACATGAAGAAACTCATCATCGCGGCCATCGCGCTCGCCTTCGCAGGCGCTGCGGCCGCTCAGGGTGGCCCCGGCTCGGGGCAGTACGGCAACCAGAACCAGCACCAGAACAACAACACGCCTAACGGCAACAACGGCAACAACGGCCAGAACGGCGGCGGTGGCGGCGGTGGCGGCGGTGGCGGCGCGCAGCAGGGGCAGGCGCAGGGCCAGCTTCAAGGGCAGGCTCAGGGCCAACTGCAGGGGCAGGCGCAGGGACAGGCGCAGATCGGGATCAACAAGAACACGAACGTCAACACGAACGTCGGCGTGAACGAGCAAGCGCAGCGCCAGTCGTCGACCAACGTCAACGTGAACGACAACAAGGCGATCAGCGGCAGCAATTCCGCTTCGGTGTCGGGCGCGAAGGCGTCGAACGACGGCAACGCGCAGTCGGTGCAGATCAACACCTACAACCCCGGCGAGATCCATTACTCGGGCGGCTACGACGTGCGCTCGGCGCCGGCTATCGCCATCGGCGGTCCGGCCTCCGGCCCGTGTAACGGGGCGAGCGGTGGTGTCGGCCTGTCGGTGATGGGCGGCGGCGGGATGTTCAATTTCTCGAAGGTGGACGAGGGCTGCGAGGAGCGCGAGACGGCGCGGATGCTGCACATGATCGGCAAGACGCAAGACGCCGATGCGCTGCTCAAGTCTGGCGACGTGTGGCAGCGTCACCTGAAGCGTCAGCAGGAGCAGCAGGCCGCGACGAAGAAGGCCGAAGCTCCGGCGCCTGTCGCGGTCAAGACGGCGGCGACGCCGGCAGCGTCCGCGCAGACTGCTGCCGTGAAGATGCCCACCGACTGCGTCAGCGATGAGTTCATCGCTCGCCGCATGGGCGCGGCCGTCTGCAAGTGATGTAACCTGAGTCGCCGGCGGCGTCTGCTGCCGGCTACTCGTCAGGAGGAACGATGAGAAAGATGCAGCCAGTCAGCCCGCTCAACATTCTGCTCATGGTCACGGTCGCGATCCTGATCGTGATCTCACCCTTCGTGGGTGCGCAGGAGACCTGTTGGGCGTGGGGCGGAGGCAGCGGTAGCTCGCAGGGGCAGTTCGTGAAGTGCCCGGCGCAGCCGCCCACCGTCATCACCGTGACCAAGACCGAAGTTCGTGAGGTCAAGGTTCCGGTGCCGGTGGTCGTTCCTGCGCCAGCGCAAGCCCCTGCGCCAGCGCCGAAGATCCGCAACTGATGCCTGAGCGCGTTCGCGAGAGCGCGCTCTCACATCGGAGAGGGGTGATGCCGGGCACCAACGCAGGAACGGGCCACAGGCTGCGGCCGCGCTGCTACTACTGCGCGCAGAGTAGCCGTCCGCAGCCTAAGGGATACGTGCTGCGCGTGACAGGGCGCCGCCGCTACAGGCCGAGCTACAACGGCGCGAGCCGGCGCACCGACGTTTTCTGGCAGTACGAGGTGAGGTGCGAAGACTGCGGGAAGACTGGCTGGAGTCGTCATGTAGAGATCGGCCGCAAGTGGACATCGCACGTAATTGCCGGGCGCCAGGGCGTGAAGACGACCGGTGGCAAGAAGCGATGAGGACGCTGGCAATCGTTGGACTTCTGCCGCTGTTCCTGTGTGGCTGTTCTCCGGTGACTGCCCCACAAGTCGAGGCCGCGATTCAGGCTTGCGCCTGCAACGGCGGCGTCTCGTATCACAGCGTCACTGGAGATTACAGGAAGTTCGAGGCCCGCTGCCTCAACGGCGTCAGCGTGAGCGGGCCATTGAAATGAAACGCACGGCGCAATGACGGATAGCAAGAAGTGATCGAGGTCATTCTCGCCTCCGCGGTTCTCTGCTTCGCCGACGCCTGCTATCCAGCGCTGGTGGGGCGTGACACGCCCACGGGGGAGTTCAGGCTGAGGCTGCTGTCGACGCCTCAGCGCGCGTACAGAGGCGACGTGCTCGCCTTCCACGAGGATCGAGCCGGGATTTACGCGGTGCACCGCCCACCGTCAGAGCGACGCCGGAATATCCTTATGGGGGCGCCCGAGCGTGGCAGGCGGTATGTCACCGATGGCTGCGTCAACGTCGACGACGCCGTCTACGATAGGCTGAGATCGTGCTGCGACGGGCAGCGGATCATCATCCGATGAGCAGGACTCCGGCGGCCTTCACCTCCCCAACCAGCCGCGGGAGCTTCTGGGGGCGGCTGACTGCCCCCATTTTTTTTGGAGACGACGATGGCAGACCTGAAGGAACCGCGCTACCCCGGAGATCGATTGGCATTCGAGGCCACGCCTTCAGAGCGTGAGTCGCGGCTGTTGCGTAGCAACGAGGAGACCGTTGCCGACAACTGGCAGCACCGCAGCCAGCGCATGCGCTGCAAAACCTGCATGTACTTCGTGCCGAAACTGCCGACACAAGCGGTCCCTGGTACTGGCTACGACGTTGGCCGCTGCCGTCGCCACGCGCCGACGATGTCGGGGTGGCCGGCGATGTTCGTCAACGACTGGTGCGGCGACCACAAGATCGACGAGTCGAAGATCTGATGTCAGCTTCTGCCGGTTTCAGGATCTGGGGATACTCGCCAGACCTCCTCGACGAGCGTGGCATGCCCTATGACTACGCTAGACCTCGTGTGCTGACGCCGCCGTTCGCCGGTGAGCGGAACGCCAAGGAGTTCGCGGAGGAGTTGAAAAAGAATGGCTACATCGTCGAGAAGATAGAGTGGTATGTCCCACCAAAAAAGTAAGCACGAGCACATTCGCGAGATCATCACGGCAAAGGGCGATGACGCCGTCACCATCAGCCCATCGCCGGTGTTGAGGTGGCAGCGGCGTAGCCCAGATCCAGGTGAGGCGGGCATGTTTTTAGACGGCAAGAGGCTGGTGCTGCAGCAGGCGTGGATCGACAACAGCGGCGGCGTGCATTGGCGAGACGTCCCGATCGCGGATGGCGCATGATGGACACTGGAAGCCTCACGCCGAAGGCAGAAGACGTCGTCGAGGCGATGCGCTTCACCGGCAACTTCGGTCAGCCCGATGGATTCGGATCGGTGCTGAAGGTCGAGGTGAGGCAGAGCGGGAGCGCCGCGCTGACTCTGGTGTGGCGGGACGACGCGACCGGTCGTGATATGCAGTGGTCGGTGATGCTGACCGACGATCAGCGCCGGGCGCTGGGCCAGTTCATTGGCCGCTACCAGCCGCGGCTGTGGGAACGCGTGGTAGAGCCTGCGCCGTTCTAAACGACGACGTCGGGTATGCGCTCGCCAGCCCTGATCGCCTCGATCGACAAGCCGGCGCTGTAGTGGAAATGCCCCCACTCGCGCTGTCCGGTGTCGAGCTTGTGGTCGGATCCTTGCCTGAGGTTGATGCTGCGGTCTCTGGCGATGGTGCGGATCACGCGCCAGCACCTGTTCCAATCCGGCTGCGAGAAGCGAATGACGACCCGCGACTTGATGATGGGCCAGACGTCGAAGGCGAGGCCGAAGTGGTGGTAGCTGAATCCTGGTGGGTTATCGGTGGCGACATGCCCCATCGGCAGCGAGGTGTGAACGTCAGCGCCCTGCTCTGTGCGGCCAATAGCGTAGCGCTCCGCCTGAAACTCCTCGTCGCGCAGCGTCGACAACACGATCAGTTCGATCCCCTCCAAGGCGCAGGTGCCGATGAGACGGGATGCCTTCGCCGCAACGAGTGGGTGTAGATCCTGCAGGCTGCGGCTGTTCTTCACAACGGGATTATGACATGGCAGACGTGATCGATTTCAACCAGAGCCCGCCCGGGCAGAAGGATCAGATCATCGAGGATCTGACCCGGTACATCAAGGCGACGGATAGGATGCTGCTGATGATGTCGGAGTCGAAGCTGCAGATGGTGGAGTTCTCCTGCCTCGCGATCGACAGAGCCAACGCGAAGTCGAGGGCCGTGCACAACGGCTATCTCTGGCCTGACGGCGAATGAGCACGCTCGTCCTAAGACTGCCCTATCCACCGTCGGTCAACCACTACTGGCGACACGCCAGAGGGCGCCACTACATCGACAGGCCGGGCCAGAGCTACAGGACTGAGGTGTGGGCGGAGGTGATGCGCTGTCGCGAGCCACAGCGCGTGCGCAATATCTTCGAGGGCCCGCTCGCGGTGAAAGTGACGGCGGCGCCGCCGGACTACGCCTACCGCGACATCGACAACATCCACAAGGCGCTGTTCGACTCGCTGAAGCACGCCAGCGTCTACGTCGACGATCACCAGATCATCAACCTCTGCAGCTACTGGATGGAGCCAAGACGAGATGACCCGCGGGTGTGGGTGACGATCGATGAGATCGAGGCGCCGGAGTGGTGGAAGCGACGCGCCGACGCCACGTTGAAGCGACGCCGGCGCGCAGCCTCTACTTCTTCCCGAGCGACTTAGCCCGCTTCGCATCGGCCGCTGCGAACGCCTCCTCCCATGTGTCGCCCTCGCCTTCGACCATGAAGGCGAAGCCGCCGAGGATGACGTGACCGACGCTGAAGCGGAAGCGGTGCGGTAGCATCCGCAGCTTCTTCTCCTCAGCGTGCAGCGCCGCCCGCTTCTGCGTGTCGGTCTCGGCCTTGAGCCGCTCCCGGATCTCGTTGTAGAGGAGCCGGTACTCCTCGCGCTGCGCTGGTGTCGACGTCTGCTTGGGGTCGTCGCGAACCGCTGCTGTCTTCCCCCACCTGCGCGTGGCCTCTGCCAGCGCGCTGCGCTTGCTCATCTTCCTTGCCATCGGGATCTCCCAAAGATCACCGGCCGGGATTGGCTGGCTCCCTGAAACACGCACGGAGCGTGCCAGAGATAAGTGCTTGATCTGCGGTGTGTCAGGATCCTGACACTGACGGGATGTCGACGCTTTCGTCGGGATGTCGACACTGCCTGAGCCCCCGCCGCCTATTCCGTTTGGGCGGATGTCGCCGGCGGCGGGGTTTCGGAGATCAGGCTCCCCATGGGAGATGCGACGTCAGGATTTTATCCCGGGACCGCCTTGCACGGCGGATCGTCTTCAGCGAGAGCTTCATCTTCTCCACCCGATCGCGCAGCCGCTTCGCTTCTTGCGAGAGCTTGACCACTTCCTGCATCGTCGCCATGTTCTCGGGCGTGTTAAGGTAGAGGCTGCTCGTGCTCTCCTTCGACCGGGCGCCGCTCTTGGTCTTGATCCACGCGTCGCCGCCTCCGCCCCATCTTCCGGGCTGCGTGGAGGTGACGGTGACGACGGCGATGCCGTCGTGCGTGCTGTCGTAGCGGGCGCCGGTGAACATCAGCGCCTCGATAGGCGTGCGCTCAGCCTTCAGCGCCTTGTCGATCACCGCCTTCATCTCGTCCAGAGACGGCATGTTGCCGAGATCGGGGCGGCTGTCGACGACGAAGCGACCGGCGCTGTCCACCTTGATGTTGAAGCCCTTGTGAGCGAAATCCTTCATCATCGCGCTCCGGCGATGGCGCGCCACTCGGAGGCGGGAAGCTCGATGAGGTTGCCGCCCATCGTCTCCAGTTCGGTGGCGCGATCGTAGCTGGCCAGATCCTCGGCGGTGCGGGTGACGGCATTGACGAGCCCGTACCTGGAGAGGTCGCCGCCAGCAATGAGGTGGCGCAGCACCGACGAGCGTTCGTTCTGGTCGAGCGTGTAGTGCTCGGCCAGCGCTTCGACAGCCTTCGGCACGTCGCCGGTGATCTGCTGGTGCGTGGTCTCCTCGATCTTGGCGATCCACTCCTGAAAGCGGGCGGCGTCGAATGCGGCCTTGACGACGTCGCGGACCTTGCTGAGCACGGCGAGATCTTCGAGCCGCTTGGTGTTGTCGGTGAGGAGGGCCGCGATCTCGTCGCCCTCCACGCGGCGCCCGACGTGGGCAGCGCGCAGCGCCGACTTGTCCCTGACCATCCCGTTCAGGCAGGCGAGGAACAGCGCGAACGGCTTCACCGTGATCGCGCCCAGCCCCACCTCAGAATTGGAGATCATCACGCCGGCTTCGACGACGTCACCGACCCTGCGCGACTTCACCTCGGCCCGCACCTCGGAGGTGATGGCCTTGATGTAGAGGCGGGATTCGGTGATCTCGGTGGAAACGGCGCGAACGCCAGGGATCTCGGCAAGCACAGGCAGGGCGACGTTAGCCACGTCGTAGTTGTCGATGCGCTGGTAGCGGTCGCTGAGGAAGGCGCGGACCTTGCCGTCGAGCGTGCGAATCATTCTGCGCTCGGGGTTGTTCTGCAGCCAGTGATTGACGTTGCGTGCGAGGAGGTGCGGTGCCTCGGCGCGCATGCGGTCGTAGTACTTGGCCGGGATCTGGATGCGCTCTGCGAGTTGGCGGTGGGCGATGCCGTTGAGCGGCATGGCAGCGCCGTTGCCGGCGATCGACAGCGTGACGTCGTCGTTCATCGTCACTGCGGTCGTGTCGGCGATGTAGTCTTGCTTGTTGTCTGGGCTGCGCTGGCGCTCGATTTCGGCCGCGAGTTCGGACAGGCTCTTACCGGTTTTCATAGGCTAGTCTCCTAAGTTGTTGCCCCGCAGGGCGGGATGTGGCGCCGCAGCGCCGAAGCGGATAGTGACAGGATCGTGCGCCCCCGTCAAGAGCTTTCTCTTGTCACCGCACATGATGAGGACGCGCATACCCTCGCGTGTGAGCTTGTCGATGAGGAGCTTCCCCGGCCCGCGGCGCCACGCCTCGGGGCGATTCGGATCGACCATGATGGCGACGAGCTTCTTGTCGCTGGCGCTGCTGTTGATGATGAAGCCGCAGCGATCCGGGCGTAGCTCTGCGGGAAGGTCGGTCATGCGCCAGACGCACAGGTACTCGCCGCAGATCGTGGGTCGCTCTGGGCGGTCGAAGATCGAGCACGCGCCATTTTGCCCGGGCCGGCAGTGCTCGCACCATCTTCCCTGTGGCTTGTTGATCTCGACTACCCTCGGCAGCTTGCAGCAGAGCGCGCACGTCCCGCAACTTGGATTGGGCGTCATTTGGTGGCTCCGAGAACGATGATGAGGAGCAGAGTTGCGCCGGTGACGGCGATGAAGTAGAGATCGCTAATGCTCATTGCGGCCGCCGCTGGTCTGCATCCGAATCTCCGGCTCTCCGGTGTAGCGCAGCCCGGGCTCGTCGCCGCTGATGATTTCGATCGCCGCCTTCGCGAGCACACCCAGCGTCTCCGTTGAGGCGCCGTGCGCGCTCACGAATGCGGACCATCGGGCGAGCACGCGCACGCACCGCGCGCGCTCCTCTGACCGCGCCAGCGCCATGGCAAGAGCGTGATCCCGTTCCATCGTCTTGCGCGCCTTGTCGACGACCGTCATGGCATGACGCTCCACAGGATGGCGGCGAGCCCGACCAGCCCGACGCCGATGACCAGGAGCGTTGCTCTGACCAGGGCGCGCTCTGGATTCCAGTTGGCGCGCGTGTCGGGGATGCGGTAGAGGTGCTGGCGCAGGCTGTACATGATGGGCATGCCGTCGTGCGTCCACACCTCGATCTCGTCGCGGATGGCCATGGCGTCTAGCACATAGCCAACCTCAAGGCGCGAGTAGTGGGGGATGTGCCAGCTAATGTCGGCGAGCGATCTCGGTTCGCGCACGCGCGAGAGCACGGCGATGATGTTGGCGCGGATCTCTTGATTCATTGTCCGCATCCGCAGAGCTTGGCCAGCGCAGCCTTGGCTTCGGCGACGGCTTCAGCGATCATGTCGGCTGCTAGGTCGCTGATGTAGTCGTCGTCTGGCTTGTCGACGTCGACGCCGCCGACGGCAGCGCGCCCAAGTTGGACGCCGGCGCGCGAAGCAATGGCGCTGACGCAGAGCAAGGCGATGTCGCCGTCAGCATACTTGCGCAGCCGCTCCAGATCTTGGGCGACGTAGGAGCGAGCCAGACGATCGGCCTCCGACTTCGAGTAGCCGCGCTTGCGCAGATCTCGCCGGCGCTCGTCGACGGAAACGTTAGGTTTGTACCAAACCCTCTGTTGCCGCCACGATCGGGGAGCGGTGACGCAGATCGAGCCGGCGACGCGGCGCTCGTGAAACTCGCCAAGCCAGTCGACTTGCCCGATCTCGTCATAGCCGGCGCGCACGCTGACGGTGAATCCGTCTACGGTGAGCGTAGCCTGAGGCAGCCCGTCTCGGTCGTATTCCCATTCGATGGGGTTGCGCTTGGTGGCGCTGCGTGCCCAAGCCAGACGAGTGCTCGTGCTGGCGTCAGGGTATTCCGCGCGCAGCGCGCGCGCGTGTGCGATCAGAGTTTGCATGTCACCTCCCATAGCCTTCGGTGTCGGAAAGGGGAACGCAGGCGCGCCAGTCTTGCTGACGGCGCTCGCGCTTCTGCTGCATGCGGATTGCGCGCGCCATCGCGGCGCGTGCGTTCCAGACTTGAAACTCTACGTCCCAGCCGTCGGGCGGGACAGGCCGGCGCGCGGTGCGCTCAGGGTGTTCGGGCTTGTGCTCGATCGCGGCGGCGAAGCTGAGGATGTAGCGCTTCATCTCGGCTCAGCGCGCTGGTGTTGGGCGGAAATTGCCATCTCCAGCCTACGCGCGGCCTCCTCTATGTGGCGCGTGTTCTGCAGCCTGAGCACGGCGGCGTCAGCGGTTGTCGAAGCCATCATTACGCGGCGCAGCGTCTTCGCGTGGGCGCGCATGCACGCCACGGCGAGGGCGAGATCCTGCGTTGATGGCCGGGTGAAATCGAGCGAGACAAGTTCACCCATTGGAAACTCCGAGGCGGCGCCGCTCCAGATCCGCCATTGCCTTGCAGCGAGTGAAGAAGCGGTGCTCGCACGTGCCGGCCTCCCATGCAAGCGGATCCCCGCTCTGTACGAGGTAGCCGTCGAATTTCAGGCGGGCCGCGCTGTCCATGTTCATGCAAAAGTAGCGCTTGATCTCGCTGTCGCCGTATAGCAGAGCGCGCCTGACCGCGGCCGCGATATGGTCAAGTGTGTGTGCCATGATCTCTCCCAAGGTGATAGTGCTAAACGCATAGCATACGCCGTGCCATGATCCTGTCAATACCGGGTCAGGAACAACAGCACGCGTTGCGCCAGATACGGCCATTGCGGCCACGTCGTACCCGTCAAGATCTCGATACGGCGCGCGAGCCAGCAGACGGGGCGGGCGATCATGCCAGCCCCAGACGGATGACGGCAGCGTCATAGATGGCGCGGCCGTTCTCGGTCAAGTTCTCGGTGCTCAGCATCAGGCCGGGCCGGAATCGCATGCGATCGAGTTGAACGCCGATCGACTCGCCGCGGCGGCGATTCGATGGGCGCTCCCAGAGCACGCCGCCGACGTTATAGTCCCATTCGAGGCAGGCGTAAGCCTCGCAAATATCAAAGCGATCGAAAAACATCAGCGGTTCTCCTCTGTCGCGGTGAACGGCCACGCCGAGGCTTCGCGCAGCCCGCATTCGCTCCCCCAGATAACGAGATCATGGCGGGCGATGCACTCGCGCGCCTCGCGCTGCCAGCGCTCGGTGTAGCTGGCGCAGATCTCCGCCCAGCGTGCGCGCGCGAGCTTCGCGGCTTGGCGTGGCGCCTCCGACGGTGGCGCCGCATACGTGCCGTCACCCTCGCCGAGACTGGCAAGCGCGGAGGTGTAGACTTCGGTGACGATCGCGCGCACGCGCTCCGCCTCAGCAAGCGGTGCGCGGATATGGTCGGCGAAGATCTGCAGCGCTTCCGCGAGCGTAGGCTCGCGGTAGTCCGTTTTCTGCCACGGCTTGGCCGGGTCAATGTCGGGCTTGGGGAAATGGCGCTTGCTGTTGCCGGCGTGGTAGCGCTCGCCGAAGGCGCCCGGGACGGTGCCGGCGAGGTCGTACCAGCCGTTAGCCTCGGCGTGCATGGGTTTGCCGTCGATGTCGGAGAGGTGGAGCGCGGCGAGGTCGGCGAGATCGGGCCGATGCTGCAGAATTTCCTCGTGCATGCAGCCGCCGGCCACGTCTTCGGTGCGCGCGCGGCCGCGCGAGTCTGTCCGCGTCTCATATAGCGTAGCGGTCAAGCTGAAGTAGGGCGCGCTGTTGCCGCGGATATAGTGCAGACCTCCGCCAATCACGAGACGCGATGCGATGCCATCGTTGGCGAAGTGAACCGAATCCAGGACGGGCGTGCGCGAGCGGTCGACCATTGGCGCGCCGTTCTGGTCGCGGGCGGTGCGGGTGACGGTGTCAGGCATGGTGACGTTTCTCCGGGCGCCGGCTGCGGCGCGTGCTGATGCGGTTAAGGATGCGGGCGCGGGCGCGAGCTTCGCGGCGCGCTTCGCGGCGGTCTTCGGCGGTGAAGGCTCGGGACTGGTGCATGGTCAATCCCAGCTATCGGGCACGTGTTGCGGGTAGAAGACTTCGCCGGTCTTGTGCGCGGTGCTGTTTGCGTCCAGCGCTTCCACGCGCAGCCTGCCGCTCGTGTCGGTGAAGACCACGTAGGGAACGCCGAAGTAATCGGCATTGGCTTGCGCGGAGCCGCGGGCGGTGCTGAGGCTGATTGAATAGCCCATGGCTTACTCCTCGAAGTAGCCGGGATCTTCGGCTTGCGCGCCGTCGTTATCGGCGAGCCAGTCGAGGGCGGCGGCGATGAAGGTAGCGGCCTTGATGCCGCAGGCCGGGCAGTCGACGGTGCCGTCGGTGCCGGAGTGAGCGCAGGGCGCGGTCACTTCGCCGTTCTCGTCTTCGGCCTGCACGTCGCGAATGTCCCAGCCGAAGATTGACGCCACGGCGGGCGCGTCGTAGTCGACCTGCACGAGCACGGATTGCTCCTCGTCTTCGCTCAGAATCTCGCCGGCGCAGCCGGGCGCGTTTACATCAGTGTTCCAGGTGATAGTGCTCACTTCATTCTCCCAAGGTTGAAGGCGCGAGCGCTCATGCAAGCCTCGTGCCATTATCGTGTTATGCGCAATCCTCGCAGTAGCGTTGACGCGCCTGGATCAGGGCGTTGCAGCCCCCGCACTCGTGCACCTCGTTCTCGCAGCCGCGCTCGTGCGAAGGCAGGCCGTTGATAACGAGGGCGGCGCAGCACGAGCATTGCACGCTGTAGGTGCGGGTGAACGGGATATGCCGGGACCGATCGAATCCCAGCGCGCGCAGTGTCGACAGTTTCATGGCGTGGCCTTTCGGGGTTGCGGCAGCATCGATGTTGTTAGAGCCAGTCGCCGGGGCGTAGATACATGCGCCCGGCCTCGCGTAGGAGCCGAGAGTTGGAGAAACAGAGTTGGCGCAAAGGCCAGCCGTAGAGTGTCAGCGGCGTGGCGCGGCAGTCGTAGTTTCTGGCGAAGGCGACCTTCGCTGGCGGAGGTTGCTGCGCGAGCGTGCGCCGGCTGACGCGGCGCGCTTTGTCGCGTTCGCGATTGTGTTCGGATTCGGGCGCGAGCGATGCGGCGTGGCCGGCGGGCTCGATCAAGCCGATGCGCTCGCCGTTGACGGTGACGATTCGGGTAATGGCGTAGTAGACGGTTCCCATGGCTTTGCCTGCTTGGTGTCGGGAAGTCGCCGGTGTTGACGTCTTCCCGACGGGGTTGTCGTTACTCTGGTGAATCGGAGCCTTCGGCGATCAGGTCGCCGCAGTGGTCGCAAATCACGTCCTGGTCTGGAGCTTCGCAGATCTCCAGGCCGAGGGGGCGCCAGCCGCCGGCGTTATCGCGGCTGCGGTGGGCGGCGGAGACGAGGCGCCATTCCTTGGTGACGCAGTCGGGGCAGAGCAGGGCGCCGTCGGTGAGCACCAGGGCGAGGGCGTAGCCGCCCGGCCACGCGTAGCGCTCGCGCCGGACGATGCGGGCGGCGCCCATTGGGTGCTCGCGCCGGACGGTGTCGGCGAAAGCCTGACGCCGGCGCGTGTCGAGATCCATCGCGTCGAGGTCAATGGCCATTGTTCACCTCGGCGGCGATCGATTGGGTTGCGCCCTGCGCGTGGCTTAGCCAAGCCCGGGCCGCCAGTGCGAAGCGTTCGATGCGGTCCTGGTCGGCGCCGCCGATCGCCGCCGCAACCTCGGCGACGGCGTCGAGATCCGCGGCGGCCTCCTTGATTCTGTTGAGCGCGAGCCTGAGGAGTTCGATTTGATCTGCTGTCATGCTTGCCTCCGGGCGGCCTGTTCGCTGCTGAGTTCGGCGGCGATGCGGTTGTAGAGGCGGAGCGCTGCGGCCGCCTGAACGGTGGCGTTGCGGGCGGAGTCGAGCGCGTAGAGGGCGGAAAGGGCGTCGAGCACGAGCGCCACCTCCGCGGGCGTGAGGTCGAGGTGCGTGCTCATGCCTGCCTCCGGCGGCCGTCGAGCCGGTGCGCGATGCCGGCGACCAGCCGGTACCACGTCAGGCCGATTCGGCTCGTGCGGAAGCGTGCGGTGAGGATGGGGAAGCGGCAGTGTAGCGCGTGCACGCGGCCGCGGACGCGCAGGGCGAGGCCGGCAAAGAGGATGATGCGCGAGGACTGCGGGTCAATGCCGGCGTGCAGGTACTGCCAGCCCGATGCGGTGCGCAGGTAGAAGGCGCGCCACGCGCAGCCCTCGGCGAAGATGAGTCGGCGCGCGCTCATGCCTTCCTCCCAGCCGCCACGGGGGCGAGGAAGGTGCGGAGATCGGCGAAGACCACGCCGAGACAGCGGACAAGCTCCAGCGTCGAGACGCCGCAAGCGTTGGCGATCGAGACGAATTCGGGTCCGCTGACGTCGCAGCGCAGGAACATCAACGTTTCCGGGGCGATGCGTGCGGGAAGGTGCGGCAGCCGGCGCGAGGCTTCGGCGCAGGCATTCGCGACAGTGACGTAGGGCGCAGTGGCCATGTGCAAGTCTCCAGCCCCAGCCGGCGCGAGGTCGCGTCAGTCTGCTGGGGAGATCGGCTACATGCAGAAAGCGTGCCACCTCGGCCTTGCGTGCGTGCGCATGCGTGCGCGTTCGATGCGTGAGGGCGCGGACGAAGGTGGGAGGGCGGGAAGGGGAGCGGGGGCGGCGTTGACGTCGCACGCCGTCACTGTCTGACGCCCGGCGTCAGCGTCAGGATGCTGACGGACCCGCGCCCGGCACCGGCGCGTCGTCGAGCGCTGTCGCCGGTGACGCAGCACGAGGAGCGCAATCGTCGTGGCGTGGCGCGCAGCGCGTGCACCAAGGCGGCGGCCGGCGGGCAGCCCGCGGTGGCGCAGCAACCACCCCCGGCGCACCGGACCACGCCAGCGCCCCCGGGGCCCGGGAAACTTCATATACCCCCGTCCACGCGCGCTTACCCGCCCTCACCGCTGCTGCGGTGCAACACCCCCCGGCCCATGTTTCACGTGGAACACCATGGGGGCGTGTGAGCGCTCGCTCAGCTTTTCCGCCAGTCCAGATCAGGAGAGTGAGTGGTCACTCACATCGTTGGAGCGGGTGGCGGGAGTTGAACCCGCGGGGCGCGGTTGTCGAGGCCGAGCCCCTGCCCGGCACACCCACGTTGGCCGGCAGTCACGCCGGCTGACGGTCGCCTCCTCCCGAGGCCGGGAGGCCGAGGCTCGAAACGAGAGGGAAACAGGCACCCTCGTCCGCTGACGCCGTCGTCGCATTCGCTGTATATCCGGGCGGGGCCCCGGCTTGCGATCGTCGCTATGCGCAGCGATGGGATCGGGCTTGGTGAACAGCCCCAGCGTCCCCCTCCACCTGTCCAGCAGCCTTCGGGGTACGGGTGGAGCCTGCGCTCAACCCGGGGCTTGCGTCAACAGGGCGCGGGGCGTTACGATGGAAAAATCTGGTGAGCGAGCGCTCACACTGAGGAGAGCCATGGGTTGTCCCTGCCGCGGGCGTCGCCCCACACCACCGCCGAAGCGCTAGCTATGGTCTGGGGCGGGAAGGGCAGGCGCGACGACTACCGCCGTCTCGATGAGATCGGCTACGACGTCGTCGACGCCAGAGTCGCAGCAAGCCTCGATCAAGCGCGTCGCGACCGCCCCGACGACAAGTACCCCGAGCGCGGCGCCTTCACAGCGGTCGCCGCCGAGTTGAAGGTCTCCGACTTCAACCTGCGCATGTGGTGGCGCCGCCAGCGCACCATCGTCTTCCTCGCCGACACCGACCCCGCCGAAATCCTCGACCTCATCGCGAGCGGCCTCACGCCTGCCGACATCGCCTTGGAGTACGACGTCAGCGTCCGTGTCGTCGAGGAATGGATACGCAGCAACGCCGCCACCGAGGACGTGGCCGCGGCGAAGGACGCGATGGCCGACATGAAGTTCGCCCGCGTCAGACGCGAGATCGAGGCCGCGCGCTCCGAGACCGAGATCAAGAGGGCATTGGCCTGCCACGGCATAGACAAGCACGTGGCCGCCGCCAACAGCCGCAGATACTCGGAGGACAAGAACGTGCGCATCAACGCCGGACAGGCCACGGTGATGGAGATCAGCTTCGTCAGGAAGCCCGAACAATGACGCGTGCGTCCTGGTCACGCGTTGCCGGCATCGTCCTCGCCATCGTGGCGACGATGGCCGCGGGCATGCTCGCCGTCTACGCCTACCTGATGATGACGGGGCCGAGGCTGTGATGATCGTCGCCAGAATCGCAAGGGTCGAGGACAAGCTCGTCGTGTTCTTCGACTGCCCGAACTGCGGCACCCAGCACTACGTCTGCCCGCCCCCGCTCGAATCCGTGGACGGGAACTGCGAGCAGTGCGGGGCAGAGATCGTCATCGAGCCCGTCATGGGTGGCAACTCGTGACCAACATCGCCTCCTTTGAGCAGAAGGCGAAGCCAGCCATCCGCTACCAGCCGCCGTGCGAGGTCGTCGAAGCCTTCCACAACACGAAAGCGCTCGTTCGCGGCATCAAGGGCCCGCGCGGGTCGGGCAAGAGCGGGGCCTGCGTGATGGAGGGAATGGGCGCAGCCGGCGCGCAGACACCGAACCACGAGGGCCGACGCAGAACCCGATTTCTCGTCCTTCGCGACACCTACCGGCAGTTGGAGACCACCACGATCCCCAGCTTCAGGAAGTGGCTGGGACATGCCACCCGCCTCACCGGTCAGTACCCGATCAAGGGCTACACCAAGATCCCGCTCCCGGATCAGACCGTGCTGGAGATGGAGACGGTGTTCCTCGCCATGGACGGCGAGAACATCATCGACAACCTGCAGTCCTTCGAGGCGAGCTTCGCCTGGGTGAACGAGGCCAGAGCCATCGCCAACCGCAACGTCATCAACATGATCGTGGCAAGCTGTGGCCGCTTCCCCTCGAAGGACGAGGAGGGCTGCACCAATTCGTTCGTCGTCATGGACACCAACCCCTGCGACGAATTTCACTGGTGGTATCAGGACGATGTTGTCGAGCGCCCGCGCGGCTGGGAGTTCTTCTCGCAGGTGGCGCCGCTCGTCTACATGAAGGACTCGCCCATCTTCTTGAACGACCCCGACTTCTACACGGCGAATGCAGCCGCCACCTACGCCCGCATTCAGAACAAGGGCTACGCGTACTGGCTCGACCAGATCCCGGGTGCGACCGACCAGTTCATCCGCACCATGGTCATGGGCAAGTACGGGACGGTCGTTGCGGGCAAGGCCGTCTACGCGCAGTTCTGGTCGGAGGAGTGCGTGGCGCAGCAGCCGCTGGAGTGGCTGCAGCAATTGCCGATCGTGATCGGCATCGACACCTCCGGGCTCCACCCCGGCGCGGTCTTCTGCCAAGCCTATGGTGGTCGTATCCACGTCCTGCGCGAGGTTCATGCGAAAGACACGCCCTTCGACAGCTTCGCCGAGAGCGTGTTGGCGCCGATGATCGCGCAGGAGTTCCGCCTGAACCCGATCGTTGCCGTCGTCGACCCCTCGAATCCGAGGGCTGGTGTCGGCGGCAAGCGCGCATCGCAGGTGCTCGAAGGCTGGGGCATCCACACCGTACTCGCGCCCACGAACAGGCTCAACCAGCGCCTGGGCGCGGTGACGAAGCTGCTCCAGCGCAGGCAGGCTTTTCTCGTCGATCGCTCGTGCAAGCTCGTCATCGAGGGCTTCAGAGGCAAGTACCACTACAAGAAGATCGACTCAAGTGGGTTGATCGAGGCGTACAAGCCCGAGCCGGAGAAGGACGTCTACGCCGATGTCCACGACGGCCTGCAATACGCGTGCCTCTACTACGAGCGCGGGGCCACGACTGACAAGGTCGTGGTGCCGCCGCGCAGGGTGATGATGGTGTGAACGCCGTCGCCCCCAGCCAAGAAGTTGTTGCCGTCGCCAGCGACCGCCAGACGATCGCCGACGGATCCAAGGGCGCGGCATCGCGCTTCGATCCGCTTGCGGATCTCGTCGTCAGGCGCTGGTGGGATGCGTGGCAGTACCGGCAGTCCTACCAGCTTGGCGATTGCGCGGTCGAGACCATTCTCGGCCGCTGTTACAGGCAGCGCGCGGGCGTGTACGAGCCAGATGAGGTCGGTCTCCTCGACGGCATCGACGTCTACGTCCCGCTGACCGACATGAAGTGCATGGCCGCCGAGGCGTGGTTGAGGGACATGCTCGCCACCGTCATCGAGATGCCGTTCACGATCGAGCCCACGCCGCTGCCCGATCTCCCGGAGCGGCTGAAGCAGAAGATCCTGCGCGATCTCAAGCTGGAGATCGCCACCGCCGCCAGCGGCGGTCAGGTCTTTGCTGTGGCCCAGCGTCTTGGCGAGCTTCCTCGTGATCTCGCCGACATGGCCTTCGGGCAGATGATCTCCGACTACCCCGGAGATCTCGCCGACGTAGCCGCTCGTCTGAAGGAGGCCGCGCACTCCATGGCCTTCTACGAGGCGAAGCAAGCCACGGACAGGATGTCGGTTCTCATCCGCGACCAACTCGTGCAGATGCAGTGGGTGCAGGCGCTGATGCACATCTTCCACGACATGGTCACGTACCCGGCCGCGGTCCTCAAAGGCCCGATCCTGGTGGAGAAGCCGCGCATTCGCTGGCAGGGCAATCGCCGTGTCGTCAGATCCGAGCAGGGTCTGGAGTGCTATCGCGTCGCGCCTTTCGACATCATGCCCAGCGCCGACAGCCCCGACTGCCAGCGCGGCACCTTCATCATCGAGAAGGCGAGGATGACGCGGCGCTCTCTGGCGTGGGCGCGCCGACAGCGGTTCTGGATCACTGAGAACGTAGACAAGATCCTTGAGGAGTACCGCACCTATCAACGAAATTGGCTCGTCTTCGGCACGAGCTACAACCTGGAGCAGCCCATCATCACCCCCAACCTCTGGGGCGATGAGGAGACGATCGACGTCCTCGAACACCACGGCATCTTGAGCGGTCGCGAGCTTCGCCCCTACGGCTTCAGCGCCGACGATCGGCAGTTCTACGAGGCAAAGATCGTGGTCTGTGGTGGGCGCACGCTCTGCGCGAAGGTGAACGGCGTCCCGCATCTGGCCGAGCGTCCCTATCACAACGCCAGCTACGAGATGATGGGCGACCAGTTCTGGAATCTGTGCCCGACGATGAAGCTGCGCGATGTGCAGCGCACCGTCAACGCCGCCGTGCGTGCGCAGATCCGCAACATGGCCTTCTCAAGCGGGCCCCTCGCCGAGATCGATGTCGCGCGCGTGCAGCGCTACGTCACGGACATCGCGCAGTTGATGCGCACCGACCCCTACTCGGCTTTGCTCACCGATCCCGACATGATGAACGGCGGCAGGCCAGCGCGCCAGTTCCAGAACGTGCCGCAGATCATTGTGCCCTTGCAGAACACGATCGCCTTCTACATGAAGATGGCTGACGACGTCAGCAACATTCCCGCCTACGCTCAGGGCGAGACCGGGCTTCAGGGGGCGGGGCGCACCTACCGCGGGTTCTCGGCTGTGTTCGCTCAGGCCATCAAGGTGTTCAAGATGCCGGTCCAGAACCTCGATGTCGGCGTCTTCCAGCCCTTTGGCACCCAGCTTTACAACTACAACATGACGACGGCGAAGGACGAGAGCATCAAAGGCGATGCCGAGGTCCGTGCACGCGGCAGTCAGGGCTTGGTCGATCGCGAGCAGCAGCAGCAGAAGGCGCTGGAGGCGATGCAGGTGGTGACGCAGATGTCGCCTGCCGTTGCCGAGATCGCGCCCGAGGAGGCAAGACGCGTGCTCCGCTACACCTGGGCGAAGGCGATGGAGGGCTTGGGCCTGCCCATCCGTCAGTTCGGGCTGGAGCCAGAGGTTGAGGCCGCGCTCGGCGCGAAGGGCATGACTGCTGAGGGCGAGCCCGGCTCGGCGACGCCCATCCCATCGATCGGCGCCACGCCATCACCCGGATAGGAGAAGACATGCTTGACGGTTTCGTGGTCGACATCGGCAACAACCTCTACGACATCTTGCTCGGGCAGATGGGTCAGGTGACTGTCGTCAGCCAGACGTCGATTACGGTCGACTTCGGCGGTAACCGTGTCCTCACCTATGTCGGCAACGGCCAGTTCGCCGGGCGCCGGCGCCTGTACTGGCGTGATCCGGTGCTCACGCTTCCGCAGAAGAACGACCCGCAGTGGCAGTTGCTGCAGGCCGTGGTCAACACCATCCGCGCCAACGCTTAGGAGGAAGTCATGCAAGGCTACGTTCAAGAGTGCGGTGTCAGAATCCCGGGCAAGCCGTGGGTGCCGACCCCGCCCGGTCCTCAGTTCTGTGGGCAGGCGCTTCGTGGCGGGGTCACGCACGAGCGCTCGAATGCGCCCGTGACCGACGTCTGCGGACGCCCGCTTGCGTGCGAGCGCACGCCGACGGTGGTGTTGCAGCCCACCTGCTACTCGCTCCCGACATGGCCCGAGGGCTGCTCGCAGCCGGCGTATGTGCGCATCACCGTCAACGATGACTGCAGCGCCGTCCGCGGTCCCGTGGTGGACGCGACGAACACGCCCATCGTGAGCGCGACCGAGGTGGTGTGCAGCATCCGTTCCGGGCTCCCCGTGATCCCGGCGGCGTAAGCGGGAGACGATCATGGCCAACCCACTGGATTGCAACGGCAAGCCGTTGCCGTGGTCGACGGAGCGCTGCGGCCCCGGGCCTGTGATCGTCGACGTCTGCTACACCGTGCCGCCATCGCTGGTCGTGCTGGAGGGCACGAAGGCGATGACGCTGAACCCGGATTGCACGGTTGCTTCCACCGTCATCCGCGACTCCAACGACGTCCCCGTTCCTGGTGCTGTCGAGGTGACGTGCCCGTCGGCTGAGGGCTGCTGCGATCCCGGCAGTTTGTGCTCGATCCTGCAGGCGTTGCCCACACAGGTTCCAGGCGTCGGCGACACCGCTGTCTTCGTCACCCCTGCCGGCTGCTTCCTCGGCGTGCCCGGTGGTGGTGGTGGCGGCTTCCCCGGCTATGGCGCGCCGGTTGCGACCGCCTGTGCGAATGCGCCCGGCGTGTCCGCGCTCGCCGCGCGCGCCGACCACGTTCACCGCAGCGAGATTCCGGTCGCCGAGGACGGCGCCGCCGTCGGCAGCCGCTGTACGCTGAACTTCACGGGGACCGGCGTCTCGGTCGCCGACAACGCCGGCCTCGATCGGGTCGACGTGACGATCGACGCCTTCAACGGCGGCACCATCACCAACCCGATCCTCGCCGCCAGCGGCTCCTGTGCCGCGCCCGCCTACAGCTTCACCGCCAGTCCCGACTCGGGGATGTTCTACACGGGCACGGCGGTTCGCGTCAGCGATGACAACTGCGACGACTACATCGAAGTCGGCGCCAGCATCAACATCGTCAGCACGTCGGGGACCGTTACCACCAGCGCCGGCACCAGCATCCTGAACATCACACCGGGATCGTTCCTTGCCATCGCCGGCACGACCGCCGGGCTGAGCGGCTCCGGCACGGTCACAGTCGTCTCCGGCGCAGCCAACATCGACATCGACGCCGCGACCAACGTCGAAATTGGCACCGCCGGCCTCTCGCGTCTGCTCGTGCATTCGACGGGCGCGTGGGGCGTCAGCGCCGGCGGCTTCGGTCTGGCAGGACAGGTCATCACCAGCTTTGGCCCGGGCGTGCCCGTGGCGTGGGCGACGATCACGCCCGCCGGCATCGGCGCGAACCCGACGCTAGACGTGCGCGACGCCGGCGTATCCGAGGTCGTCGGCCCGACGGTGCTCGACTTCGACGATGGCTTCGTCGTCACGCCTGCTGGCACGACGGCAACTATCGACCTCGACTACGGCACGCCCGTCGCGACGGGGACGGCCAACGCAGCCGGCGCGTCCACGCAGACCGTGCGCGCCGATCACGTCCACCGCACGCTCGTCGGCGTTGAGGATGGCGGCGTCGCCATCGGCAGCCGGCCCACGATCAACTTCATCGAGGGCGCGAACGTCACCATCACCGTCGTCGACAACGGCGGCAGCGACCGCGTTGACGTGACCATCTCCGCCACCAGCAGCGGGCCGTCGTTCATCCAGCGCTTCACCTTCCAGGCCGACCAGTTCGATTCGCCGGTCAACGCCAACTGGGCGGTGAACGCGCTCGCTCCGGCTGCGGCCGACACGGTGAACGCGGCGATCGTCGTGCGCCGGTTCGACGACACCACGGAGGAGGGCGTCGGCGGCCTGCTCACGGTGCCGCCGGGCGCGGTCAACGCCACCTTCTACTTCAAGTGGCGGGCGCAGACCGCCCCGGGCGCCGCCGCCGGCGTGGTGCTGACCTACTACACGCGGTCGATTCCCGACAACGCCGCCGTCGGCGCGTGGTCGGCAGCCGTCAACTTCACCACGCTCTCGGTGCCGACGAACACCAACTTCCAGTACGACAGCCAGACGATCTCGCTGGCGACGCTGGGATGGACGGCGGGCACGCTGCGCCAGTTCGAGATCACCCGACGCGGGGCGCAGGCCGGAGACACCCTCACCGGCGACTTCTGCCTCGCCGAGATGATCGTGGAGTTCACCTGATGTCGCTGCTCTTTGACGGTGTGAACGACTGGGTGGACTGCCGCGCCGGCGGCGCTGTGGTCAACTGGGTCAACTCCGCTACCGTCGCCTTCATGCAGGCGTGGGCTGTCCCCACCGCAGCAGGGGCCATCGGCCACATGATCGGCTGCTCGATCAACAACGGCGGCGTTGCCACGCCTGATTCACGGATGAGCCTGGAGCGCTCGGCAACCGGCGCCATCGAGTCCTATAGCAGAGCCGGAGACGGTGGCGCGTTCCAGATCGTGAACGATAACGGCAGTGGCTCTCTGCCAGCGGCGGCGGAGACGCTGTGCTCGGTCAGGTGCAACGTCGCCGGCGACTCGGTACAGATTCAGCGCAATGGCGCGCAGACCGTCACCGCAGGCGTCGCCTACGCTGGTGGCGCGTTCACCGGGACGGGAAGCGCGTCGGCATCGCTGGGCTCGGACGAGGACGGATCGGCCACGTTCTTCGGCGGGCGCATCGAGGACGCGCGCGCCTACAACCGCAACGTGAGCGACGCCGAAATTCAGACCATTCATGCCTGTCGTGGGCACGACGGCATTTGGAGCGGCATCACCGCGCGCTACCGCTGCAACGAGGGCGCCCCTGGTGTCGCGGCCGCTGGCGCTGGCGCGATCAAGGACGTGACCAACAACCAGCGCCACGGCACGCCAACGAACGGCCCGACGTGGCAGGAGAGCAGGCTCTCCCTCAGACGGAGATTCCCATGAGCAGCGCTTTCAACCCGGTCACGATCGAATACTACTCGTCGATCCACTCGCCAGACTTCGGCCCGCCGTGGGTGCTCGATCAGCCTGAGGCGGACGCGCTCTACAAGGCGGGCGTGCCAATCTGGTACTGGAAGGTGGTGGGCGGCGTCGCTACGGAGATGACGCAGGCGGAGAAGGATGCGGTGAACGCTGCCAACCTCAACGCCAACCGCGACGCGAACGCCGCGATCCTCGACAACATCGAGAACATCCTGCGCGCGGTCTGCCTCGTCGTTCTCGATCAGGTGAACGGCGACCGCAGCACGATCAACGCCATTCTCACCGCCGTCGATCAAGCGACGACGCTTGCCGACCTCAAGACGAGGATTGGTCTGATCGCCGATCTCCCCACTGGCAACGGCGCCGCATTCAAGACGGCGGTGCGTAACAAACTCGGGACGTGACCGACATGACCACCTGCCAGCCTCCCAACTGCCCGTGCTTCTGCCCGGCCGCTGATCTGCCCGTCGCGCCGATTCAGGTCGCGCAAGGCGGCCCCGGCGCGGTCGTCGACATCCCGATCTACGGCACGCAGTCCTTCAGTGTCTCGATCGTCACCAATCCGCTGTTCCCGATCGCGCAGACGCCGCTCATCGCCTCGGTGGCGATGCACTCCGGGAACATCGTTCGCGTCACGACGAACGCGCCCGCGCTTGCCGAGGCACAGCAGAACTACGCCGCGCTCATCCGCGTCTGCAACGCCTGCGGTACGCTCGACATTCCCATCACCATCGAGGTCGTCGCCGACATCACGCCGATCGTCAGCGACTGTGATCTCGCCCAGCAACTGTGGGCGCCGGGCGGTCCCGCGCTGCCCGGCGACCTGCTGCTCGCGTTCCGCGCCGGCACCTGCCTCGCCGTAGACCTGCCCAACCTCGACGTGTGCGCGGCGATTCAGGCGTTTGCGCCGGTGTTGCCGACGCCGGCCACGCAACTCGCCACCGCCGACTGCGGGCTGGCGACCGTCGCCGACGTGCTCGCGCTATACGACCCGTGTGCCGCCATCCAGGCGTTTCCGGCGGCGGGGCCGCTGCAGGCCGCCGATCAGATCGTCGCCGTCCAGGGCGGCGTCTGCGCGCTTGCGACGGTGCAGGACGTGGCGGCGGCGGCGGCGGCCGCGTTCGATCTCTGCACATCCTTCCAGAACCTGCCCAACGCCATCGTGCAGCCGACGGCGGTGTTCATGGGCGAGCAGAACGGCGGCTGTTTCCAGTTCGCCGTGTCCGATCTCCTCGCGCTCGCCGTGCCAGCGTGCCCCTATCTCGCCCCGTGCGACGGCTCGTGTGCGGCCCCCGCCTACTCGTTCGCCAACGCGCCGACAACGGGGATGTGGCTCAACGGCGCCATCCTCACGCTGAGCGCGAACAACTGCGCCGACATCATTGAGATCGGCGCCAGCATCAACCTGACCGGCGCGGCAGGCGCGCCCGGCTCTAGCATCACCATGACCGGCGGCGCCGGCACCGGCGGCGGCGCTTCGGCGGTCTTTACCGTCGTCGGCGCGGCCTCCCAAGGCGGCGACATTATCGGCGCGGGCGGCGTGTCCTCGTTCGGCGCGACCGGCGGCAGCCTGTGGGTGCAGGGCGGCATCGGCACCGGCGGCGGCGTCGTGCAGATGATTGCCGGCGACGGTCAGGTTGCCGGCGCGGGGTTCGGCGGCAACGCGATCATGCGTGCCGGCAAGAGCTACGGCGGCACCAGCGGGCCAACCGCGTCGCTGAAAGGCGGCGAGGCCGTCAACGGCACCGGCGGAGCAGCGCTGATAGACGGCGGAGCGTCGGACACCGGCACCGGCGGCGCGGTGTTCATAACTGGCGGGTTATCCAACACCGGGAACGGTGGGCAGGCCCAGCTATTAGGTGGGACGGCGAGTAACGGAGGGAATGCAGGCCACGCCATCGTCATCGGCGGACAAGCTGTTGGCGGTGGCAGCGCTGGCAACGTGAGGCTGCTCGGCGGCACCGGGTTCGGCGGTTCGTCGCACGGTCAGGTAATCGTGCTGACCAGCAGCCCGCCAACCGAGCGCATCAGGTGGACGGCAACAGGTGAGTGGGCGATCGGCGGGAACGTCGGCATAGCCGGTCAGGTCATCACGAGCAACGGCGCCGGCCTGCCGCCGACGTGGCAATCACCTCCGGGTCCATCAGAACCGGCGAACCAGATTGTTTTCGGCACAGGCGCCGGAGTGGACAGCGACCCAGACCTCACCTACGTCGCGTCGACAGGTCGCTTCTGGGTCAACACGACTGACGGCGTAACCCCCAGCGTAAGCGTCGCCGGAATCCCGCCCGACTGCACGATCGCTGGCGTCAGCGCGTCTACGCCTGGCACTTCTGGTGGCGCGCTGAGACTGCAGGGGGGGCGTGGCAACACGACGGGACTCGGCGGCAACGTCATCGTCAGCGCCGGGAACGGCGGCGTGAACGGGCGTGGCGGCGACCTGATCCTGCGTGGCGGCGCGACCGGCGCGGATGGTGACGGCGGCGATATTCTCATCGGCACATATCAGGGCTTCGGGACGAACAGGAACGGCGGCAACATCCGCGTCGATCTCGGCGCCCCGACCGGGACTGGGACCGGAGGCTACTTTAGTCTCACCGCGAACGTCGAAAGATTCCGCATCGCCTACAACGGCGAGTGGCAGCTCGCTCTGAATCCTGGATTGCCGGGTCAGAAACTTACATCGCAGGGGCCAGGGCTTCCGCCGATCTGGGTGTGACAATGGATTACGAAAAGCTCAACCCCTGCCAATACGAGCGCGCGGTGCGCCTGCTCGACTGGGCGGAGACTGGCTGCTGGTGCTGCACGGCGATCCGCGCCCTGCTGGTCGGCCTATGGATCGGCCTGACCATCGGCGCGCTCGCATGGGGCGGGGCGATGCCGGGCGCGATCGTCTGGGTCGTGGGCGCCGCGATCGTCGGGCCAGCGCTTTTCATCGCGCGGCGAATCTGGAAGGACTCCTATTCTGCGGAGGGTGAAGATGAACGGCAACCGTAGGCTGCTCTTTGACGTCAATTCGACGTCGACGATTTCAGATGTCGTCGCCGTCCCCGAGGGCGGCTGCGTCCAGATCAACTCGTGGAATCTCGGCCCTGGCGAGACCGCGCAAGCATTCCGTCTTCTCGTGGCGAGTGGCGCGTTGCCGAGCGGTGGCGATTCCTGCACTCCGCCGCAGCAGATCACGCCCTCGCAGATCCTCGCCGAGACTCCGTACACGCCATGCAACGTCGACGTCGAGGTCGGGCAGGAGCCGAACTACAACGTCACCACGATCGTCATCCAGCAACCAGGGTATTACCGCTTCCACATTACGCCGTCTGCGCTTGGATCGGCGATCGTGGAGGCGATCACGCTTCAAGGTGAGGAAGCCTGTCGTCAGGCGGCGTCAGCATGCTGCTGCACACCGGAGGTGTGGTGGCAGGGCGTGAGCCTGAGCCCGTGCCTCACCATCACCCCGGGTGGTAGCGCTGGTCACGCGCCGATCTTCAATATCGACGCCTGCTGTCTGTTCCAGTCGCTCACACCGAATCCGAATCCGGTACTGACCGACGAACTCATCTTCCTCAGCGGTGGCAACTGCTTCCGCGCCACGATCGACGAGATCTTCAGCAGCGCCATCGTTTGCGACAGCCTGACCGAACTCGGCGTGGTCGCGCCCGCTGCTGGCGACACAATCATCGGTGTCGATCAAGCCCTCAACTGCAAGCGCATGGACGGCGAGACCTTCGTCGAGTTCTTCGAGACGCCGTGGACCGGCATCTCGGCGACGCCCGCTCTCACCATCGCGCCCGGCGGCGTGAACGGCCACGGACCGACCTTCACCTACGACCTCTGCGCCGACATTCAGGCGCAGGCGTCGTGCGGCTGCGAGCCGAATCCTGGCGATCAGGTGCTGATCGTGCAGGCCGGCGCCTGCGTCCTCGCCAACTGGCCGACAGTAGACCTGTGCGATCAGGCGCAGGCGCTTGCGGCGAGTGGCAACCCGCCGAATCCGGGTGACGAGATCATCGTCAGCACCGGCGGCAACTGCCTGCGCGCGATCTGGCCGACGGTGGACCTCTGCGACCAGATCGGCGCCCTACCCAACGGCGCGCTGATCGCCGGCGACACCGTGCCCGTGCGCGAGGCCGGCGGCGCGTGCAAGCAGGTGCTCGCCACGGCGTTCGGCGGCGGTGGGGCCTTCGATGGCGGCCCCATCAACAACCCGATCGAGGGGCCTGACGGATCGTGCGCGGCCCCGACGTACTCGTTCACCACCGATCCGTCGAGCGGCGTGTTCTACGACCCCGCCTCCCCGGTGACGTGCGACGGCGGGCCGACGGTGGTCATCGGCTGGCAGAACTGCGCCTCGCGCCTCGACGTGGGCGAGAGCATTCGGCTGACCGCGCAGAATGGCGACTCCTTCGAGGTGGGATGCAGCGCGACGCTCACCACAGCGGCGGGGGATGTCACCGTTAACTCCGCCGGCGAGATTTTCCTCAACGCTCTTTCCGGCAACGTGCAGGCGACGGCGTTCATCGACGTTCTGCTCACCGCCAGCAACGGCAGCGCGCAACTCATCTCCAGCGCCTCGATCGCGCGTCTGCGCGGCTTCCTTGGCGCGCACCTAATGGCCGGTGGCACCGACTGGCTCGTGATCCAGGGCAGCGGGGCGTGGCTCGTCAATGGCAGCGCCGGGCTGGCGACGCAGGTGCTCACCAGCAACGGTGTTGGCGCCTCCCCGACGTGGCAGACGCCAAGCCTCTCCTTCCCGGTGACGGCGCCGAACGGCTCCTGCGCCGCTCCTGCCTACTCGTTCACGGCATCGCCGGACTCGGGGATGTTCTACACCGGGACCGCTGTCCGCATCGGCGACGACAACTGCACCGACTACATCGAGGTCGGCGCGAGCATCAACATCGTCAGCAGCGCGAGCAACGTCATCATCGACGCTGGCGGCAGCGACATCCTGATCGAAGGCAGCGGGACCAGCACCGACATTCGCATCAAGAGCGGGGACAACCTCGCCGGCCGGGCGGGCAGGATACTCTTCGAGCTAGGCGCCGGCGACAAGTCGATCTCCTCGAACAACGCCGAGGCCGGGTTCGTCTGGCCGGGCGCGCCCACGAGCAACAACTTTGGGAAGTGGGGGCTCTACTCGAACGGGACGATCTCGAACGGCACGCGGCTGTTCACGATGAACGACGTTGCCGACATCGAGTTTCACGGGCCGATCGGCGCCGGCGGGACGAAACACGTCCACCAGACGCGCGACTTCCTCATCGGCCGTGACGATCTGCCCGCAGGCGCGACCGCAGGTTTCGCATTCCTGCCGCGCGTGCCAAGCGTTCCGGCCGTGCCGACGAACTACGGTGGCCCGACTGGCCGGAACCCGATCGTCGTCACCGAAATCGCCGGCACGACCTGCCTCCTGGTCTACAACTATTCGAGCGGAGCGTGGCACTCGACATGCTTCAACGCATCCGGCGCTATCGCGAGCCCGGCCTTCCCGGTGTCCGCGCCCGATGGCTCGTGCGCGGCGCCAAGCTATAGCTTCTCGTCGTCACCAGACTCGGGGATGTTCTACGACCCCGCCGGCGTCGGCTCGGTGGTCATCGGCGACGACAACTGCACCGACTTCATCGCGGTAGGGGCTAGCATCCGCGCATGGGCCGGCTCCAACGGCGGCGTCGATGTGAACGTCACCGCCGGCGGATCGCCGGTATCGCTCATTGGCGCTGCCGAGGACGTGCGCATCTACGGCGCGACGAGCAGTGGAGGAGCCCCTGGCGACATTCTCGTGCAGGCCGGCCGTGCGACTGGCGCCTTCAACAACGGAGCGACGGTCGAAATCTTCGGTGGCCGCGCAGACGGTGCGGACAGGCTCGGCGGCAACGTCTTCGTCCGAGGCGGGATGGCGACAGGAGTCGCCTTCGGCAGCCAGGGCGGCGATCTGACGCTGACCGGCGGCTCGCACGCCGCGACCCAAGGTGGCCGGGTCATCATCCAGGCCGGCGCCGTCGTCGGCACGCCTGGGACGAACCCATCCGTAGAGATGGGCCAGAACGGCTCGCACAGCGCCGGCGCGCAGCTTTCCCTGCCTGCTCGTCCATCGAGCAGCATCGACTTCAGCGGACGCGGCGGCATCGCCGGGACCACGCCTGATGGCCAGAGCATCTCGATGTCGGGCGGCGACGCGGCAGCCGGCTCCGGGGCGAACGGCGGATTCCTCCGCTTCGCGCCAGGGCGCGCCGACGGCGCGGGACAGCGCGGACAAGCGCGGTGGGAATACTTCAACGGCGGCACCAACGTCACCATCGGTGGCTGGTCATCCTGGGGCGATGTTGTCGCCGGCGGATACGGCGATGGGACCGTCGGCGGGGCTGGAGTGGCGCTTCCGGTCGGCAACACCACGGGGTTCTTCTGGGGGCCGAGGATCGCTGGTGCGCCGACCGGCGTGCCGAGCGGCCTCGACTTTTCCGGGCCGCCGTCAAATTACGCTAACCCAATCGCGTTCGAGCAGAACGGCGGGAACATCGTGCTGTGGGTCTACAGCTTCGCTGCCGCGGCGTGGAGAAGCGTGACGCTCGTGTGATGAACCGCCGTGAACGTAGACAGCTTGAACGGCAAGCCCGCCGCCGCAGAGGCGGGCAACTTAGGAGAAGAAAGATGAAGATCGACTTCGACGTGAAGCTCAAGGATCCGATGGACAAGGAGTTCAGCGATGGTGCGACCGTGAAGGCGGCCGCCTACGCCGCTCTGTCATCGCAAATCCAAGAGGATCAGATGATGAGCATGGATCAGAAGCTGAAGCTCTACAGGCTGACGCAGAAGATCGCGCCCGGCGGCGTGATCGATCTGCCGGCGGAGGACATCGCCACGATCAAGACGCGCGCGGCGAAGGTACTCCCGCTCATCGGCTTCGGCGCCCTCTGCGACGCGCTGGAGACGAAGGCGCAGGTGGTCGAGCTTCCTGCTGCCGAGCAGGACAAGAAGGTGGGCTGACGTGGGCTGCGAGATCCAGACCGGCGTCTACGTCGATGAACTGCCGGCGGTCAACGACTGCGGACTGAAGGAGAGACCTGTGGATCCCAGCATCCTGTTCAACGCGCAGTCGACGTCTGAGTTCTCGCCCACCTTCAACGTCGCCGAAGGCGAGTGCGCGCTGCTCAGCGCGTACTCGACCTGCGGCGGCACGATCCAGATCGAGAAGCTGTTGTTCTCGAAGCCTGAGCTACCGTTCATCGGAGCGGGTAGCTGCGCCTGCGATTTCCCCATTCCAACGCCCGAGCAGATCGCGGGCATGGACGTGTGCGGATGGACGATGAGCGACTGCGCGCAGATCCGCAACATCTGCACGCCCGGCACCTACCGCCTGCACGCTCCCGCAAATCTCCTCGGCTGCCTGATGGTGACGATGGAGAGGGTGCGGCAGCGGGCGACGCCGATCCCGCAGGGGCTGGTGCTTGGCGCGTAGTGAGCGCACACTAACGGAGACACCCATGGCGAAGAAGTGGATTGCAGGGGCGATCAAGCACCCGGGGGCGCTGACGAAGCAGGCGAAGGCCGCGGGACAGACCGTGGCCGAGTTCTGCCGGCGCAGTCATTCGGACGCGACCACGCAGCGCAGGTGCAACCTCGCCAAGACGCTGCGCGGCATGAACAGGGGGCGCTGACATGGCCTGCAAGAAGAAGGGTAAGGGCGGCTCGAAGCGGCCGCGGTACTGAGGAACGGTCATGCGTAAGCCGACGACGAAGGCGGGCAAGCAGGACAAGATGGGGCAGTGCATGCGCGAATACAAGGAAGGCACGCTTCACAGCGGTCGCGGCGGGCCAGTCGTGACCTCGCGCAAGCAGGCTCAGGCGATCTGCCTGAACGTGAGCGGGCAGAGCAGGAAGCGCTAGGAGACGATCATGGGATGCTCGACCTGCGGTTGCAGCCCCTGCCAGTGCGTGCAGTGCCCGCCATCGGTGCTGAACCAGCCGCGGATCTTCAACCCGACGGTCAGCGGCGGCCTCTTTACGAACGGCGTCTGGCAGTCGGCGACGCTGAACGCGCCCAACATCAACGGCGGCCAGATCACCGGCGCCACGATCGACTGCACCACGCAGGCGTGCACGCAGGCGCCCGGGACGTGCGATGGCACGATCGCCACGACCGGCTACGTCTGCCAAGCCGTCAACGACGCCATCAGTGGCGCCAATCCGAACTTCTGCGCCGCTGTCGACGTCTGCCTCGCCGGTGGGCCTAGCACGTGCACGCTCGTCATCAACTGCATCAACACCAATATCGGCTCGATCTTCAATCCGGCGGCGTTCGATCCGTCTGTGTACGCTGACACCGTTCAGTACGGTGTCACGCGCTACGCCACGATCGCGGAGGTGCAGGGCGCCTCTGCGCTGCTCGCGATCGACCCGGCTACGCTCGGCGCGTTCTGGAGCGCTGGTGGCCCCAATGCGCTGTGGACGGCGTTCGAGGCCGGCGTATGCGCGGCCGGAGCGTCGTGCTTCGCGCCGATCACGAGCCCGGTGTTCCTCGGCGACCCGCAGGCGCCGACTCCGCTTCCTGGAGACAACGACACCTCGATCGCGACCACGGCTTTCGTTCAGGCTGCGATCACCGCCGGTGGATTCGCTCCGATCAACAATCCCGTCTTCACCGGCGACCCGCAGGCCCCGACGCCTCTGGCCGGCGATAACGACACCAGCATCGCCACGACCGCTTACGTCCAGAACGAGATCAACCTGCTGCTGGCGCCGACGCCGGCGTTCTGCGCGGCCGTCGGTCTCTGCGGCTACGCGCTGCTCGCCAGCCCGACTTTCACCGGCGACCCGCAATCTACTACCCCAGCGCCCGGGGACAACGATAACTCGATCGCGACCACCGCATTCGTTCAGGGCGAGATCGCGACGGCGATGGCGACGATCACGGGCGGCCCGATCTCGTTCTCCTCGACGCCGGTGGGCAATGCGGCCGCGACCGAGACCGACGCCTTCCTGCACAACCTCACCGCCGGCTTGCTCGCGGCGAACGGCGACGCGTGGGAGTTCGAGGCCGCCGGCACATTCGCGGCGACGGTCAGCGTCGACAAGCGCATCCGCGTCTACTTCGGCGCGACGATCGTGTTCGACTCCGGCAACCTCGCCATCACGAGCGCGGAGACGTGGCGCCTCACCGGAACCGTGGTGAGGACCGCTGCTGCGGCGGAGAAAGTCGCCATCAGCCTCATCACGAGCGACGGCACGATTCAGGCGATCGGCGCCTACAGCACGGCGGCGGAGAACACGGCCGTCGCGCAGCCGGTCAAGCTCACTATCAACGGTACGAACGCGAACGACGTGATCGCGGAGTTCTTCCGCGACAGGTACGTTCCCGCATAGGAGTAAGTGATGGGCACCTGCACAAACTGCGGCTGCAACCCCTGCTCCTGCCAGCCGTCAGTCCTGAATCGGCCGCAGATCATCGGCGGCGTGTTCGATGGCCCAACGATCAACGGGCCAACGATCAATGGCGGCCAAGCCAACAACCTGAACTTAGTCGGCGCGCAGGTCGATTGCACGAGCAGGGGGTGCACGGCAGGAGTGGGTGTGTGCGATGCCGGCATCGCCACCAACGCGCAGGTCTGTGCTTCGATCGCGGCCGCCATCTCCTCTGGGAATGCGGCTTTCTGCGCCGCGGTCGAGAACTGCCTTTCCGGTGATCCGGCAGCGCTGTGTCCGGCTGTGGCCACGTGCATTGCCACCACACCGGGGATCATCAACTCGACCTCAGTGTTCGGTCTCAACGCCAGAGCTACAACCGCTCTCTACGGTGTGGTGCGCTACGCCACGATCGGCGAGTTCAACAACGGCAACTGCCTCGTCGCCGTCGATCCGTGCACGCTCATCTCCGCGCTGCAGACGCCGAGCCTCGCCTCTCCGTTCTGGCTCGCGTTCACTGGCGCGGTTTGCAGTGCCGGGTCTGGATGCTTCGCCCCGCTGAACAGTCCCGCATTCACTGGCGACCCGACCGCTCCTACGCCACCGAGCGGCGACAACGACACCAGCATTGCTACGACCGCGTTCGTTACGACGGCGATCAACAACGCCATCAGCAGCACAAACACAGCGTTCTGCGCTGCGGTGAACGCCTGCGTGAGTATTAGCCCGCCGTCGTGTGCGAGCATCACCGCGCTGTTCCCAGCCGCAGGTGGGGCACCGCCGAATACAACCCGCTTCCTCGGCACTGACTGTCTGTCATATACGGCCGCGCAGATCGCCGCCGCTGGAGGCGGTGGTGGTGGCGGGTCGTCTGGTGGTGGATGCACGATGGGCCTCACGACGTTCACGGGGCCGCACAGGAACGGATCGCCCGTCGACAACACCGGGCTGTGGATCGGCCCTGACGACTCAGCGGGGGCTGGGGCGGCGCAATGTTTTGCCGTTCTCCCCGCAATTTGCAGCAGCACCGGCTTCCAAACGGTCGGTGGACTGTGGATCGTGATTACCAACGCGCAGGCGCAGACGGCCAGAGCCGGCGGCTGCCCGAACATCACGTTCCAGAGCATTTGCGGTGAAAGTGGAGTTCAGAGCTAGACCATGAACAACGCTTTTGACGATCAGCGGCTGTCGCGTGCGCTCAAGGAGAACTCTAATCTCTACGTTGCGCTGCGCGACATGCTTGTTCAACGTCGAGAGCAGAGACGCGAGCAGGCGGAGAACGCTCAGGGCGAATTGGCGGTGGCCTTGCGCGGGCGTTGTCAGGAACTCACCGCCATCATCAACGAGTTTTTCAAGGAGGTGACACGATGAAGCGCAGAAGCGGAGCGGCGTCGCGAAGCAGCGATGTCGCGCGTTCGACGCAGAAGACGAACCCGATGCAGAAGATGTCCGGCAACATGGGGCAGCAGTCTGTCATCAAGGTTCCCGTCCCAGGCGTGCCGGGCTGGATCGGGAAGCCCGGGGGCAAGCGGGGGCGCTGATGCCCTACGACATGCCTCCGTTCGGTATGGCAATGGCGAAGGAAGGCCGCGCGCGAGAGCGCGAAGGCTACACCGGAGACGTGAAGCCACCGACGATGGGCCCGGGACAGCCCGCGAATCAGGTCTATCCATGCTGGTGCCAGACGCCATACGCGATGGCCTGCGGGCAGACGGCTCAGGTTCGCGAATACCCGGAAGTAGCGGAGGCGCAGTCGATGCGGATGGTAGGGAAAGTCCGCAGCGGGCGCCCCTGAACATCAATCGATAACCGTCGGCACCCACAGGGCCCGACAAAAGGACAGGATCATGGACGTGAAGAACCCAAGGCCGCATCACCCACTGGCTGCTGCTGCTGCTGCCGAAGACGACGAGATCCAACGGATGATTTCCGCTCCCCTGGCCGTGCCCAGTGCACCGCCGGAACCGGTCAAACCGGTCGTGACCCCGGAGCCGAAACCACCCGAGCCGGCGCGTCCCGCTGTCGATCCCGCCGTGGAGAAGTTGCAGCACAACTTCGAGACCATGCTTGGTCGCGTCGAGACACTGAACGCGGAGAACAAGCGTCTCGCTGAGGAAGCTGCTGCGAAGGAGGCGAACCGTGTCTTCCTCGAACAGCGACTGAACGAGCGCAACGCCGAGGTGGAGAAGGCGCTGGCAAGGCTTCGTGAACTCGAAGGTGCGCTGGAGGTGAACGAGGCGTCCAAGGGATTTACGTCCGAACTCGTGGATCAGGCACATTTTGCCGAGATCTTCCGCGGCATCACACCGCACCTTCGCAAGCGCGACGAGATGATCGAGCGCGTGCTGGCGCGGAACGACGCCCTGGAGAAGAAGCTCGACGAGGTGCTGAACTCCACGAGGCAGGAGGTGGCGAAGCTCGACCAGAAATGGCTCGATCGTTCGGTGCTGAGAACAACGCCTGAGATCACGCAGATGCTCAAGTCTGCAGAAGGTCAGGAGTTCCTTGCCCAGCGCGTCCCGGGAACACGACGCACTCGGCTTCAGGAGCTTCAAGACGCGTACCGTGATGGAGACGACACCTTCATCTCGGAACTCGTCGCCGACTGGAAGCGGCTGGGCAAGCCTCAGGAGGTTCCGACGCCAGACCCTGCGCGCACGATAGTTACCGAGACGCCTCGCGCTCCGCAGCCGGAAAGGCCCGTGTCGGAGGACGACGTTCAGTCGGCCTTCCAGCAGGTGCTCGACGGCAGGATGACGCGCGAGGATTTCCGCAAGATCAAGGCCACGTTCGAGAAGCAACTCGTCGCGGGCCGATAACCGGAGGTCACGACAATGACTGTGAGAGCCGCATCGGGCTGGAACTCTCTGGAGGACAGCCCCCTCGGACGTCGCAAGTACGCGCGCACGATCGCGTACAGCTACCACTGCGACGGGATCTTCTCGTTGTTCGCCAACAGCGAATACAACAAGGAGATCGACTACTGCAACCAGGAGATCCAATTCGTTCGCAACTTCGAGTTGGAGTTCCTGCCCTACGAGAAGAACGAGGTCGGCGTGCCGCAAACCGCCACCCCGGACGCCTTCTGCTTCCGCATCTGCGACGCCGCCTACATTCGCGTCAAGGTCGACGAACTCGACGAGCGCTTCCTCTGCGAGCGCTGGGCGATGTGGAAGGAGATGTTCGATGTTGCCGTCACTCGCGCGTGGGACAGGCTCCTGTCCAACGACGTGATGAAGCGGCTTCCGTTCTACGCCTCCGCCTTCAACAAGGGCGCGACGGCGGGGGCGAAGTCCGGCAACGTCAACCTCGGCGCGCCGGGCGCACCGGTTCTCGTCGACAGCAACAACATCGTCAGTGAGATCGCGAAGCTCAATCAGGTGCTGACGGAAGCCTGCGCGTGGCAGAAGGGTCGCATGATCCTGCTGATGCCGCCGGCGATCCTCCCCATCCTGATGGACTCGAAGCTCGCCAACGCCCTGCAGATGGGGCGCTGCGTGGACTGCTCGCCGCTGATGAGCGGGGAGTGGTATCGCAACATGATGGGCTGGGATTTCGTCATCACCAACTACGCCTGCCAGGGCTTCGACGCCACGGCGAACCGGTCGGTGATGTACGTGATCGCGATGAACAGGGATGCCCTGCTGTTCGGGCAGAACCTCATCATCACCCGCACCCGTCAGGGCGATGGCTTCTACAAGCTGCTCGAAGTGCTGGGCGTGTGGGGCCACAAGCCCGTGCACCCCGATGGCTTCGCCGTCGGCTACTGGAGCGTGGGCGCCTAAGCGCCAGACGCGGCGCGGCGCGTTCAATCTCCCGGTCGGCCCGCGTAACCGGCTGATGATGATGGAGGCAACAAATGGCTGATGTACAACTGTGGGAAGGCGGGAGCGCTCTCGTCGTCGGTGTCGACTGCGGTGGTTGCAAGGAGAACAACTATCCGGGCCCGCACCGGATGGCTGCTCACCGGCGCCGCGCACCCTACCTGCTGGGTGGGGCGATCGACCCGGTCTGCGATCTGCGCAACCGCGACTGCTTCTGCCAAATCGTGGCCGACGACATCGTCTGGCTCGCCCTGATCCCGGAGGACTCGTACTTCGAGGCGCTTCGCGTGAAAGTGGTCGAGCCCGACGCTGGCGGCGTCACCTTCAACGTGGTGGCGGAGCAGATCAACCTCGACACCGGCGCCGTCATCGGCCCGGTGGCGCTTCCCGCTGGCTTCGCCGGCGTGGCGACGGCCGCTCAGGTGGCGGTGTTCGGTGAACCGACGGGTGCGCCCGTCTACACCGACCCCTACGCTGGCGGCGTGCGCAACGGCATCCGTGTGGGCGTGCAGATCGCGACGCTGCCGCAGTCTGGCAACTTCTGCGATTACCGCGGCCGCATCGAACTCTCGGTCGCCGCGCGCGATCTGGAGACGGTGCAGATCGCGGACTGCCGCCTCAACGGTAGCTGCGTCATCAACAACCCGTAAGGCCGGAGCACTGGCCAGTGCGTAGTACCCCGGGGGCCTCGGTCCCCGGGGCTGACAGGAGAAGACGATGAGCGACATGCCCAAGATCCAGATGGTGGGCTCGGGTCCGCCGCGGCTGAACGACGGCGACCTGCCCGGCTACAAGGCGAAGCCCGCGCTGTTTCCTCCGGGGACGCCGAAGTCGCCCTACGTGAAGGACAGGCAGGGCATGGTCTACTTCTACGAGCCGTGGATGGACGACATGGGCGACGTCCTCCAGCCGTGCTGGGAGGCCCCGCCGAAGCCGGCGCCGCGCGTCGTGCTGTCGCCGATGGACATCGAGCACTACGGCAAGCAGGCGCCGCAACCGACGGAGCAGCCGCCCCAGACGAAGGCGCAGACGCCGTCGTTCGCGTCGGTGGAGACGCAGAACCTGTGAGGTCGGCGTGGACACGCTGGGCAAGATCCTCGGCGACATCGCCGAGCAACTGAAGGACACCGCTCCGGGCGCAAGTTTCATCGCCTACCCAGAGTCGCTGCTTCTTCAGTGGTTCAACGACGGGCTGTGCCTGCTCGCGCGCTGGCGGCCGGATCTTTTCTCGCGACCGGCTGTGGTCACGCTCAAGCCTGGATCTCGTCAGGAGATCGACGGCTGCAGCGTTTTCGGGTCGGTCGTCTCCACGGTTCTTGCTGACGGCCGCGAGGTGCCGGTCAGGCGCACGAGCTACAACGCCTCGCAGGTCTGGACGAAGCCGTCCTGCCTGAAGTCTGCGAACGGCTTCACCATCGACAGCTACAGCTTCGACACCGCGCAGAAGACGACCTTCTACGTGCATCCTCCGATCCCGCCGGGCAAGCCCGTGCTGGCGAGAGTGGTGTGCGCGACAACTCCGCCGGCGTTCACGCTCGCTGATCTCGATGCAGACGTGGATGCCGATTGCTATCAGGTGGCGATGGTGAAGCAGTACGTGCTCGCGCAAGCCTATTCGCAGGACACCGACCAGACCAACGTAGCGCTCGCGCAGTTCCACCTCGGCATCTGGAACAGCTTCCTTCCAGCGGGAGCGCGCGCCGACGCTGCATTCGCCGGCGGTGTTCAATCCACTCAGCAGGTGCAGACCAAATGAGGCTCGCCGAACAGGTGAAGATGGTTGGGCTGGACAGGTTCCTGCCCGAGCTTCTGCTGACGGCCCCGGCGCTGCCGTCGGACATCGCCGCCTCCTACATTCGTCAGGCCGCGATCGACTTCTGCGAGCAGTCGAACGCGCTCCGCCGCAAGATCATCCTCGAATCTCAGGCTGGTGTCGGCGACTACTTGCTGGAGCCTCCAGACTGCACGCGCACGAACAAGATCGTCCGGGTCTGCGATCACCTTGGCCAGCCCTACCTGAGTGACATCAGCGGCCGCTGCGAGTCACGATGCAACATCTCCTGTGTCGACGCCTGCGGCCCCGGGGAGTGGTTCCCCATGCAGCGGCTGCGGGTGTGGTTCGAGCAGCCCAACGTCTTCAACGTCAGGCCGATCCCGCGTTTCGATCTCGATCTCGGATTCGTTGTTGAGATCTCTGTCGTGCCAGATCGAGACGCGTGCGAGGTCGACGAACTCCTCTATCAGCGGTATGCGCCGACGATCGTTGCCGGAGCGCTTTCCTACCTACAGCTTCAGCAGGGGCAGCCGTGGTCGAATCCTGGGCTGGCGCAAGCGAACAAGAGGCAGTTCAACGTGGGTGCCGCACGCGCCCTCGGTGATGTGCTTGTCGGCACCGCCGGTGGTAATCACAGGCTGACCGCTCGGAGAATCGTATGACCGATTGCTGCAGCACTCCGACGACCCCGCCGGCGAGGATCCCGCCGGTGGAGTTCTGCGTCGGCAACTACACCATGGTCTATCAGGATGGGCGCATGGTGAAGGTGCCGCGCCAGCCGAAGATCGCGGACGGAGTCTACGTCAACCCCACCATCACGATGGTCGACGGTTGTGTCGTCGCCATCGAGGCCGGGACTGCCGTTCTCTATTCCGAGTGCGATCCCTGCGCAACACCGGCGCCGACGCCACCTCCGGCTACGATCGCCATCGACGGCAGCGGCTGCAATCTCGTCTCCAATGGCCCGAGCGGCCTCATCGCCGCGTTGGTGACGACGCCGTCGTCGTGCATCTCGTTCTCCGGGTGTGGCACCGCCGGCGCGCCGCTGCAGGCTGCGCCGATCATCTCGCCCGATGCTGGCAACGCGCTGGAGTGCAGGCCGAACGGTCTGTATTCGGCGTCGGCTGCGCCGCCATCGGGCGTCAACTTCGTCGGGTGCGGAATCACCGTCACCAACGGGCTCATCACAGCGCTGCCGTTGCCGTTCCAGCCCGTTTTGGAAATCGTCGCTGATCCGAATGGTTCGGTGACGGTGACGCGAGACGCCACCAACCCATGCCGCGTCACTATCGGCGGTGGCGCCTTCAGTGGCGGCGACATCCCCGGATTCGTGCTGACCAAGGGCATCAAGCTGTTCGCCGCGTCCACTGATCTTCCCGCTGACCCGAGCGTGGACGGCTTCTATTGGGGCGCCGTCGGCGCCGCCAACCCGCGTCAACTCTGGGGATTCGTCGACGGCAGCGGCTGGCGCCAGATCTTCGACAGCACCTCATCCTCGCTGCAGATCGTGATCTGATGCCCGGGCTCAAGTTCAATCAGTTCGCTGGGATGGCGCCGAGGGTAAACGATCGTGCGCGCTCCGCGCAGATCGCCGACCTCGCGCTCGACGTGAATCTTGACGAGGGCACGCTTCGTCCGTGGCGTCAGCCTCTGGAGGTGCACGAATCCGGCTTCGACAAGGTGCTGGCCATGATCCTCGTCGACTGCTGCTGGCTCACCACGGACAAGTGCGTGAGCTTCTGCGTACCTTGGCCATCCTGCCCATTCGTTGTGAAGGCTGGAGACGGTGTGCCGGTTTATGCGACCTTCGCGGACGCCTGCATCGGAGACTGGTGTCCGCTGACGTGGCCGTGCCCTGACGTCGCGCCAACGCCTTCGCCAACGCGATCCGCGCCGTCGGTCGAGGAGCGCGGCTACGAGACGCGAGCCTATCGCTATGCGTGGGTGAACAGGTACGGCCACGAGACCGGTGGTTCTCCGCCGTCATTCCCGATCAACGCGAACGATGGCGATGCCATTGTCGTTCAGATCCCGCCAGCGCCTGACGGCTACTGCATCGAAGGCGTTCGGCTCTATCGCACCGGCACGCCTTTCGAGACCGGCGCGGAGAAGTCGAATCCGATGAACACGGAATGGTTCCTTGTCGGAGAGTTCGATGCCGGGATCGGTGTCGTCACCGACAACATCCCCAGCCGTGACCTCTCCGCCGGGCAGAGCGCGCCCGCCACGTTCCTCGGCGATGAGCGCTTGCCCGCTCCCGACGATCTCATCGAGGTGGTCACGCTGGAGAACGGCCAGATGGCGGGGATCTCGCCGTCGCTCAGGATGGTGGTGATGAGCGAGCCATTCCTGCCCACGTCATGGCCCGTGCGCTATCGCAAGATGCTCTGGGACGACGAGTACCCGATCGCGCTCGCCTCGATCGGTTCTGTGCTCTATGTCGGCACCAACGGTCGGCCCTACACGATCAACGCCGTGCAGCAGGAGAGCAACGCCGATGGCAGGCACGGTGTCTTCCGCTTCCGCGAGCCCAGCCCGTGTCTGAGCCCGCGCAGCATGTGTGCAGGGGCTGGCGCTGTCTACTTCGCCAGCCTTGACGGACTGGTTGCGCTCTCCGGCACACAGCAGCGCGTGATCTCGGAGGAGTTGTGGTCGAAGGATCAGTGGCGTTCGCTTCATCCGAGCCGGATGATTGGCGCCGTGCACGACGGCCACTACCTCGGCTTCAGCGACAACGCCGGCTTTAGGCTGCGCACCGCCGAGCAAGAACACACCGATCAGCGCACGGCGATGCTCACCTACCTTTCGGACAGGCCAGATGCGATCTGGCTCTCCGACCACGGCAGCCTCTACATGGCCAAGGCCAACATCGTCAGCCAGTGGAACGCCGGCAACGTGCTGAGACCGTATAGGTGGCGATGCACGGAGTTCCAGTGGGCGAGGCGCACATCGCTCACCGCCTACTACGCGCAGTTCGAGAACCTTGGTCCGGTCGACGTTACCGTCTCCACGGAGAAGGGTGCGTTCACGCACTCTCCGCTGAACAGCGACATCAACCGGCTCCCGAACTGGATGAGCGTGACCGAAACCCAGATCACGCTCGCCGGGACGGGAGAAGTATCCGAGTTCGCGATCGGCACCTCGATCAAGGAGACGTTCAGGGCCGGGGCTCAGGTATGAACGCGGCGGTGAAACAACTGGCGTCGTTTCGTCTGGAAAGCTACTCCGACAAGGAGAGCTTCACGCGGATGCTGGACGAATGCATGCAGGTCTACGCGGAGATGTGGGACAAAGGCTACTCGCGTCAGGCCGGGCACGACTTCAACCCGCACCTCGAAACGCTGCTCGGGCTCGTTGCCTCCGGCACGCGCAGGTTCGTGACGGCGAGGATCGACGGCAAGATCGTGGCCTTGCAGAACTGGTACTTCATGCGCGATTTCGAGTCGAAGACGCGAGTGAGCGCGTACATGACCGGGATCTACAAGCGCAGCCCGGAGGTGTGCGACACCGTGCAGTTCATCAGGTTCGGCATCGAGGCGATGCGCGCGGCTGGCGCGAATCAGATTTTGCTCGGCGCTTACGCAGCCAGACCCGGCCTCCGCGAGAAAATGGAAGCTGCTGGCGGCAAGGTCGTCGAATACGTGCTGGAGGTGTGATGGTCACTACGGCTGCGATCATTGGCGTGGTGGGTAGCGTTGTCGCCGCGGGGATCTCTGCGTCCGGGCAGGCAAGCGCCGCCGCTACGACGAAGGAGGCTGCCGAGCTTCAGACGCAGGTCGCGCGCGAGCTTCACGATCACTGGAAGGCATATTACAAGCAGTGCGACATCGACAACATCAACGAGCTTTGTCACGCTCCGGTCTACGACGCCCGTTATCCGCTGATCGAAGGAAGGGTCAGGCTGGAGGCGCTGCGCACATCAGCGGCAGCGCGTGACAAAGCGAGGCGCACACAGGACATCTACAACGTCGGCGCCACCTGCCAGACCATTCAGTATCTCGCCGGCGTCGAGGCGATGATGCTCACCGACAACGCCAACTACGCCTACCGCTGGGAGCGCACGAACGTACAGCAGCGCGAGCAGTTGCGCATCGCCAATCGCTTCAAGGGGCTGTCGCTCGGCCGCAACCTCTTGGCGCAGTCGATGGCGGCGTCAGCGCTCGCCGCTCAGATCAGCGGGCGCGTGGCGGCTTTGCAGGGGCAGGCCGCGCAGAACTGGGCGACGCTCGCCTCCTATCTCACGTCCGAGCGCGGGCAGAAGCAGATTAGCGATGCGTGGGAGATTTTCAAGAAGGATTTCGGCATCGGTCAGGGAACGCCTACGGTGCCAAATCTCGATTTCCAGACGACGGTGCCAACGCAGCAGGCGCCGCAAGAGGGGGTCGGCGCCGCCGATCCCGGGCAGACCGGAGATGGCGGCGCGACGTCGGATTCGACGCCCGCTGATGCGCAGACCACGTTCACGCAAGCCGACACCAACTACAACTACGGCCCGACATGAGCGAGATCAAGTTTCAGGTCGAAGACTTCGCCGACGAGGCTGGGCTCGCCCGCTTGGTCGGGGAGTGCATCAACGCCTACGCCGAGCACTGGCTGCTGGGCCCGAACAAGCACGGTCCTGTCTTCGACCCCGACCTTGACGGCACGGTGAGATCTGTTGCCGATCGCTCGCGCGTGTTCGTCAGCGCGAGGAAGGAGGGAAAGATCGTCGGC